TCTACAGGCTCTTCTACAACCACTGGCTCTTCTACCAAAATTTCTTCTTGTAGAACATCACTAAGGCCTTGTAGAGCTTCCTCAATAGGTGCTTCTATCTTAGTTGTTTTAGGTTTTGCTGTAGCCATTAGTAAGGCCTTTCATTTTGGGTAAGTACTACCATCTTAGTCAATATTTTAGATCTTTTACATTTATTGGGGGGCCGACGCGCGTAGAATAAAAAAGGACCGCCCGCAAATCGATTTCCTTATGTTTTCGTTACTCCCCTTATTGTATAAGGGTTTTAGTTATTCTACTATTCTTCATCATCATCAGGAATACAATTGGGTACTTCACGCCCATTCTTTTTCTTCATGCCACACTGATGATAACCCTTCCAACATTTGCCGTAGTGTTCTGTTGCGTATCGTGTATTCCAGTTCATATATCCTAGGGTAAGTATCAACCTATTTTACAGTGTTTCTGGAAATGGGCCAAGGGGTCCCCCGCTATTTTTTAAAAGCACTCTTTTCCCTAGGATTAGGGTCCCCTATTGAAAACCCTTTGTTTCTGGAAATGCAAAAATTTACCATCCTATTATAAGCCTAGGTAAGAAAAATAACACGTAAAGACAAAAAGATTATGAACTTCTTGACTGTAGCTTGAGAGTAACTAAGCAAGGTCAATACATGTACAATCACATACTCTTGAAAGGAGGTGAAACATGGGAAGAAGGATGGTATACACAGGTGCACCAATAATTATGTCTTCATCTGCAAGGCGTGGTCGCACAGCTGCTAAGCCAGTTGGTGTTAAGCAGATGTTAAACAAAGGTACAAGAAAATAAGCATTCCCTAAGGAATTGTCCTGAACACGACATTAAACTATTCACGAAGTAAGTTAAACATAAAACATAGAAAGGAGGATAGCATGAGTAAGGTTATCAAGCCACCAGTACGTTGTCAGTGCAGTGCATTTGAGCTGTTCATTCCACTACTAGGTAACTTAGTTGGTTTCACAACCGAAGGCGTAACTCACACCGCAGAATCGTGTGGCAAGTTCGTCTTAGTTAAGTCAAAGGATAAGGCTTAAGCTATTCCATATCCAAGTAAGAAACAAGTAAGAAAGGAGGTGGCAACATGAGTAAGTCAGTCTTTGTATCTGCACCATTCACTATTGGTGAAAAGGTATACAAGTCCTCTACTGTTACGTTCTCAGTCAGAACTGACTCAGACGATCAGTGGAGACGTGCTCGAGACCTCGGCTTGAACGTTGAGTTCAAGAAGAAGCGTAGCTTGCGGTAAGCAAACATTACCGAATTCCCTATCGTCGAGAGATAAGAGGGAAAGTCCTAGGGTGACGCCTAGGGCCTGACGATGGTAGTCAGTTTGCAGTAACAGGCGGGTTGGCTCCGCACCTGATAACAAATACACAAGCCAAAACGGCGCATCAGCGTTCTGATGCATTACCCAAAGGAGATTAGCCGTGGCTAATTTTAATAACAATGCAGTAACTGTATTCCAGACTGCAGAAGAAGCAGCAATCACAATTGCTAATTCAACTGCTAACGGATCAGGTGCTGGTCAGTTGGAGCACGACGTCCTGTTGGATGCCGTTCAGACACTTGCATTGGGAGATATCTCTCTCACTGCTGTGATCGGAACTGGTATCTCATTGGCGTTGCAGGATGGTGGCTACCAAGTTGGTCGTACATACGACTACTTCGATGCCAACCAGACAGCTTACGGTAGTTGGCTTTACAAGCTAACCCAAGAGCTTACCTCTGCTACACCTATTGTTGACCGTATGGTCTTCAAGGGGTCGTACTCCAAGGGCGTTAGTCAGTTGACTATCACCTCAGACCTTATCGAGCCTACAAGTGGCGATAAGTACTTTGAGATTGTACGTCAAGACTACTACGTCTCATCTGACTCAGTATCAGGTACACGTGTTGCGGACAAGACCATCGGTCTTCGTTCTGCTCTCAAGTTGTACGTTGAGGACCTTAACACAGGTCGCTTCTACTTCCTTGAGGCTGGACGTAAGATTGGTGTATACCTCTGTGACCAGCGTGCCTATGGTACAGCACTTGCCATGATCAAAGACAATGGTCGTGATGCAGTACTGCCACGTTACTTGGCTACACTTAACACACTCTCAACTGAGCAAGTTGAGAAGTTCAAGACTGAAGCTCAGTCTGGTGCTAAGAAGCGTAACGCAGCTCAGCAAAAGTTGTTCTTATCAGTATTCAAGAACATCAAGAGCACTATCGTAAGCATCTTGCCTACGAAGTCAGCAGTAGAGTCTACTAACTAGTAGATAAGCATTACATCCTGGGTATGATGTAAAACTGCCCACCCACACATCATAGATTCTGTATGTACCCTTCAATGGAACTGTGTGGGGCCATGCTGTGAAGCATTAATTAACCCAAAAGAAAGGAATTATCATGTCAATAGATGAGGCATTCAATGTATTCGTAGAAGAGTACAAAGGTATTGAATGTAAGAAACAATTCGTTCTCGGCCCANTCTTCAAAAATTGGGAAGGAACTATTGCATGGGCTAATAATCTCTATGGTACTACTAATAGTGATTGGATAGTAATGGCTGAAGGGAATATTAATGTTCCCCGCACTACAGGATTAACTGCGACTAAAANACGTAAGCTATCTTCTAAGACAGTGCGCATTATTATTCAGCCCATGTTTGCAATAGCTTAGGCTTGCTTAGGTGCTTATAACTTAGGCTTGTATACACTAAGCTAATTGCTTTATGTGGAACATATACGAACACTTGTTAGTGTTCCACGTGGAACATATGTATCGATTCGATATATGCCCCTCATGTATAATCATATAGGTTATATGTGGGGGGCTTTTTCGTATCCTAAAAAATCGTGCATGTGTTTAGACACACGCATTGCACTCTGTTTTCAGATATATCTGAATTCATATGGTAACTCTAGTTTATATACATAGTAGGTTGCAATGGCATCCGTACTTATTCAACTTGATGATGGTATATACGTCTATCTCTTACCCCCCGGTAAAGACGTATGTATCGAGTAAGTACGGGTGTCATTGGGACATACTATAGACGTGAGTCTAGAGGTGTCTTCATTACCCAAAGTAAGAAAGAAGGTTAAGTATGCCGAGCGTACTTCAGTTAGATAGATGTTGTTGGAACTATCATTTGCAGGTTAGTGATTATGAGGGGCTCCCGCCGATGGCTAAGGAATTAACTCATGTACACATTCATCTTGCATCTGTGGAATACTTTGATGTGGTGGCTATTGCTACCATACAGAGTAACTTCAATGGTTTGTGGGATTTGCTTACAACGAATCCCCGCGCCAATGAGGCCTCAGCATCTGAGTTATTGAGTCAGTTGAAGAGTAACATTCGTGCTAGTTATCGCCAGGAGTTTAAATCTGGTTTGCTAGTGCCTGTGCATAACTGTTCTCCCCGCCGCGTGCAGAATTCATTCGAGCACATCATGTTCAATCAGGGTGTTGTTTTGTATGATCCTGAGCGTGACGGCGTACCTCAGTTTTAGGATATCTAATGGCTAATACTATTAAATGTACTATGTGCTGGAAAGAGACTCAATTGCAGTTCCCCGACATTGATGGGGCTGAGTCTCAGGTAGAGAATGGTGTTCAGCTCATATTCCAAGTAGGATATGGTATGTTCACTGATGTTGATTTTGGTAGCGAATGGTCTTCGCCCGAGGCTATCCTTTGTCATGACTGTGTGATTAAAGTTTTGGATTTATTCCCTGAACCATTCAGGAAACGATTCCAAGGTGGTCACGCTGTTGGTACAAAGGGTTGTGATGGGTGCAGCTATTCGTTTCAGATAGACTGATTGTTGCACAGTCCTCACCTCGATTATTAAGGTGGGGACGATGGGATTATCAGTCCCCCACTAGAGATGGTGGTTAAACTATCAATGCAGTACAACCCAAAGTAGGAGGTTAGGTACATGAGTACACTGCGTAAGCTGTGTAGTTGTGTAGTTCTTGCTGCTACGGCGAGTACGGTACCACAAGCGAGTGCAATTGTGAATCCTGGGCAACCCCAGGTGGAATCAATTACACGTGCTGTTGCTACCACTGATGTGTTGTTTAGTACGGAGGTTATATCTCCCACTATTCTGACATCATACAGTGATAGCCAGCCGCTTGCAGTACCTACAAAACCATGGTTCAGGTTTGCACCTAGGTATTTACCTGGTGAGAACCCTGAGCTGCAGCAATGGGACACAACAGACACAGATGCAACAGCAACATGGCCTGATGCTGCTGATCCAGTACGGCAATTGCCGATGGCAATTCAAGTGAAGTTTGCTTGTATTCGTTATCACGAGAGCCGCAATCACCTACACTCGGTTAACATAACGAGTGGTGCTGGTGGTTGGTATCAGTTCACCCCGTACATCTGGGGGTATGCAGTAGCACATCTGCCTGGATTGCCTGCATCAATTGCGCAAGCAACTGGTGATCAGCAATCTGCAGTAGCTGTGTTTTATTACAAACGCAATGGTAGTCTTTACCCTGAATGGGGTGGGGACACTAGCATTTGTAATTTGTAGTAAATGGTATGGGTTCCACCATTAACGGGCCCACTTACCCAAACAAGAAAGGCAGTAAAATGACAAGTAAGAAAATGAGTGAGATGATTCAAGATACTCTCGAGTTAATCGATAGCATTCTTAATCGTCCTGCTACTAGGAGTCAGGTAATTTCAGTGATCAAGCACATTGAATCACTAGAATCTAAACCTGAATCTAAAGCAGCAGTAGCCACTGAGACTAAGATAGTCAAGACTAAGCTTAAAAAGCAACGGTCTTACATATCTTGGCGTGACCACACCTTTGAAGGTTGGTTTACCAATGTCTTGGATGGCAATACACATCTTATCACGTACACTGAGATGACTAATTTAGTACCAGAATGGCGTAAGATTAACCGTTCTAGTATGCGTAACCGATTCCGTGTGGAAGGTGAACGTCGTGGTTACAAATCAGTGACTGTTAAGTTTGACAACGAGGAGAAAATGATTCTCGTTCAGGCTTTAATGTAACCTAGTTTAACTAGGTGGAGTAAGTGGTATCACAGATGGGAATCTGGGAGGGGTTCAACTCCCCATACTCCACGATGGTATCTTACACATACCAAGCAGTAACAGGATGCGGGTGGACGCAGCCCTGACACAATACAGAAACCACATACCCAAAACAAGAAGAAAGTAAGGAAAATATTATGAGTGAAGCAACCTACGAAGGCATGCCTATCCCACAGTGTTACATTGACATTCAAGATGCCTTGGAGTCTGGTACAGATCGTATCATTCTCTTCGGTCGTCCTGGCACTGGTAAGACTTACTCCGGCCTAACAGCTGGTGTGTCTGATCCAAGTCAGTCTGAACGTTTAGTGTGTACTGAGGACATGACATCAGCCGACGTTTCAGGTGCATTCATGCCTAACGTAAGCGGTGGGTTTGAGTTCCTACCTGGTGCAGCTTTGCGTGCTTGGATGAACGGTACTCGTTTAGTTATTGACGAGATCGACAAAGCTGGCGGTGACGTATTCGCCCAGCTCCTAGCATTCACTGACACCGTAGACTCAGCATCATTTACACGACCAGACAATGGGGAAGTAGTTCGTCCTAAGCCTGGTTTCTCTGTTGTGATGACCTCTAACATTGAGGATCCACGTGACCTGCCTACTGCACTTAAGGACCGGTTCCCGTTTGCAATCGAAGTCAATGCAGCACATCCTGCTGCCTTGATGAAGTTGCCACCACAGCTCCGTCTGTTGGCTGCAACTATGATTGCTGCTGAGCCTGGTCAACGTGCTAGTTTGCGTGCGTTCTATGAGTTCAATCGTCTACTATCTGGTGGTCGTTTCTCTCTTGAGCGTGCAGCTAACCTGATCTTCGGACCAGTGTTGGCAATGCAGATCATACGCTGCATGTCTGTTGGCACATTGGAGCCTGAATTCACACTCACGGTGTAAATCATGAGTGACGAACTAATGGATCCAATTATTCCACTAGTTGATGTTGTGTCTGCATTTCGTGATGACATAGCTACAACAACTAAGTGGCAAGTGCAAGCAACAGCAGGTGAGTTCGGTGCTGGTGTTGACTTTGCTGCTGGGATTCTAGCTGTCCCCCTCTCAGGTGACAATTATTCTCAGCAAGTACAGTTACATAAACTAGTTGAACTACGTTGTTCTCCTACTGATCCAACTTTATACAAACAAGTAGCTAGCTTTTATCAGGAGCAAGGTATCACTGAGAATGTTCTCCGTGCTGCCGAAGCTGCTCGTATCTCAGCTATCACTGAGAAGTTTGCTGTACAGTTTGGTTTGAAATCAGAACCAGATGGATCAGAAAAGAATCGTGGCAAGAATCTAGCATCTGCTAAGTCTGCTGCTGCATGGGACCAGGCTGTTGAGTTCACACTTAGACATCATGGTACGAAAGCCTTTGACTCGTTCGCGAGTGGTGTTCGTACTGTTAATCCTGAGTGGAGCAAGTCATTGCGTGCTCTCAACAAGCGACTCACTAGTACACTAAGTGGTACACCACGTCAGCTCGGTGACACTAAACCAATTAACTTTGGCGCAGGTGTAATTGGACCTGCTGGTTTTACCAACTCTGTGTATGCTGCTGGTGTTGTACGTGACTACTTGTCAGACGGATATAAAGCTCCTGATGACATGCGAAAGATGCGTCAAGCACTGGAAGAGAAGCGTGCTCAAAACTACGGTAATGTTGATCCCAATGATTTATCTGAGCGAGGTAAATTAACTCCGCAAGAGATGAGTGTTGACGACGACATGCCTGATGGTTTCGAGTTTAGTGACGACTCTGACTTTGGTAAGCTACGTGTTTGTGACACGTTGCCACTAATAGTTGAGGTTCCAGGTTACATGCATCGTAAACGTAAAGCAATGACATCTGGTCGTCGCATTGCATATCCATCTCGTATGCTTACTGATCCACAACGTCGTGTATTCGGCACTAAGGTTCGTGTTAAAGGTGGTATCGTAGTCATTGACATCTCAGGTTCTATGAGTCTGAGTCAAAATGACATCGAATCCATCGTTAACAATGCACCTGCTGCTGTTATCATTGCGTACAGTGACTGTGGCGATGACCCTATGCCTAATGCTTGGGTCTTAGCTAATCGTGGCTGGCGTGTTAAGGAAGTAGGTGACATCGGTGGTCATAACAATGGTGTTGATGGACCAGCTCTTACATGGGCTATTCGTCATCGTCATCGCAATGAGGAAATCATCTGGGTCACTGACGGTCAAGTCACTGGCATCAAAGGTGGTTCCAGTACACAACTAGCTATTGAGTGTGCTAAGTTAGTCAAGAAACACAAAATCATTATGATTCCTAGTGTTGAAGAAGCTGTTAAGCAGTTCAAATCTGGTAGGTTTATTAATAAACCTGGCGGTTATGTACGCGAAGCTTTGCTTGGCCAACTTTAATCACGTGTTTGTTGGTATCTTATAAACCAACAACTGAGGTGTCTATCAAGCGACACTTCAGTACCATGCATTACATTGTAATGCAGTGTATCCAAATGGATACTGTAACCAAAATAACAAGGAGTAAGTATGTCAGAAGAAGAGTTCAACTTCGGTGATCTTGATCTGCAATTAGATGAGAGTACTCAAGCGCGTATTGCACACGCTGAGTTTCTTGAATCAATTAAAGATTGGGGTGCTACCATGGGATTGATTGGTGTTCCATTCACTCACATGGCTCAGGCTGTTATCAGTGCTGAGGAAAATGATGCATCGGAAGATGAAAAGCATAAGCTATACAAACGTGTTGCTACTGCAATGCCAACTGGTATTGCTATTCTCGTTGAGCATCTCAATGAGTTGTACACTTTGTTGCAAGTGGAAGCCGTAAAAATACTCGGTGAACCATTCACTTTCCATGACGATCATCACCCAGGTTGTGATGGTACCCGTGAAAATTGCGGTCACCAAGATCACTACAAGTCCGATACCAATGAGTAAGGAAGGAGGAACCATGGAAGAAACACTCAACCGAATGAAAGCAGAGACTCAGCAGATGAGAGAAATGGTAGCACAATCAACCACTCTTGAAACTGCTCAGGCTATGGCAATACGCATGATCAACCTAGTTGATACAGTTGTGGAATTGCTAGTTAAGCAATCAGTTAAGTAGTTGAGGACAAGAACGTTAAGGCTCTACTAATCTATTAAGTTAGGTTATGTTAGAGTGCTTTTCCTTCTTGTTGTTGCATCTACATAAGCCTATCTAAATAAGTTAGTGGGCCTTACCTATCCATAGCAGCTTGCAACCTGCTGTGGCGTTAGAACACCACGCGAGTGTGTTCAACCTACATGATTTGTCATGAGTCATGTAGGTTCTGTTGTGGTACTATTAGCTACACGCCCTGCCAAAGTACGTTTTTAATCTGTACAAGAGCCATGCAATGAGAGACTTGTAGGCCACACACTCAGCCTGAAGGGAAGTTCAGGTAGGAAGCAAATCCTTAACAACACTATGAGGTCAAGGCTACCCGACCCAAAAAATGTAGCAAGCCTATGTATCTTTCATCGGATACATAGGCCCTCAGCCTAACTTATGTACTGAATGTTTTCTATGAGATAAGTTAGATGACTCATCATGAGGGGAAGCTCATGGAGGTTAGTCTAAACCTTAATTAGCGACCTGTTGGCGGTGTAGGTGAGCCAACGACCTGAGTGGTGTGAAGGTAACCACTAGCCTTGTGAGTGAGCTTTTGTAACTCTCTGTCCTGGGTATGACATTAAAGTGCCCACTTAAACATTACCCAAATAGAAAGGCAGTAAGATTATGCGTATAGAAGGAAGACATAACGATGATAAAACTGAGATTGAAATCATTGTTAAAATAGAGGGTGAAGGAGAATTTGAAGCCTTTACTCATTTCTTTCAAGAAATGATTGAAAACATGTCTAATGCTACGGATGCTCTTGTCATTGATCCAATCAATGAAAAGATATACAAAGGTGAAAACGTGACTGATGAAATGGTTTTAGATGCAATGAAAGACCTTGCTGTTCAGAAAGCAACTGAAGCCAACCGTGAGTCGGCTCCAAGTATGCGTATCAATTTCATCTAAAGAAAGAAATAATATGTCAAGAAGAATATCATGGCGTAAATTGCCTGAGATTGATACCTGGCGTGCTAAAGTTCCATCACATTACAAAATAGAATGTAGACTTGTAATACATGCTGGTGTAGTTAATAGTTCAATAAAGAATAAAAATGCTATACTAGAAGTACAAGTACCAACAACAGGTAGAAATTATAAAACTGTAATGACTGTAGAATTTTATAGCAGTTGGTGGGCTAAAGAGTATGTAGATTCTTTACTTCAAGTAATGTATTTTTATGATTTTGATAGTAAGGATCATGCATTTCAATGGTTTATTGAAATATTAAGTAAGATAACAAAAATAGATGAACCTGAAGTATCAGGTGGTAGTTGGACTACTTTAACTGGTTGGTCTAGATAATAAAAACAGAAAGCCCGGGAGGGCTCTTGGTGGAGTTGACCGTCCCCAACTGATGAAGAGGTCATAACCAAAAGTAAGAAAGGAAACATATGTCTAAGGACATTTTGTGGATTGCTATGCGCGATGGTGCAGGCTGGGCTTCCAGTCGTACTCGTGACGTAGTAGACTTAGCCTTTACGGTTAGTAAGTATGACAAGAAAAATGGTGGATCATTAGTTGTCATTCGTAAACCTAATCGTGATGATGATCCAAAGTCGCGTGCGACTGTGGTGATTGGCATGGTTTACTATGACTCAGTATCTGAAGCTAAGGCTGCAGTTAAAGCTGCTGTTGACAATGCTAACATGAGTGGTTCAGATAAAGATAGTGCTCGCACTACATTATTGGAACAGATGTTAACAACGTCTGAAACTAATGCCAATGCAATTGTTATGATTAATCATAAAGCAAGATCACAAAGTTATTACAGTTCAACTACTGTTGTGACTAGTGCTAATGCTACAGTTGAAAATGCAATGCAGGAAGAAGTCGAAGCCGAAGTAGAGCGTAGACTACAATCTGCTCCAGATGCTATGCAACAGTGGATAGAAATGACTAAAGAACTCAATGAGAATTTTAGCATAACCAAAGCTGTAGCAGACGTACAAGCAGTAGTTGAGGTTGCCTTTGACCCTAACACATGGCAAGAAGGTCAGCCTTACCCATCAGAGTATATGCTGGTGGGTGGTCGTCTCATGAAGATGGAATGGCCTAAGTAATATTGTAGTATCACCTGGGTATGTGATTAAACTGCCCATTCAAACAATCAACTAAAACAATAAGGAGTAAGCACATGGGTTTAGACCAGATGCTGTTTGCAGTAGAAAGCCATCCCGACAACCACGACTTTGGATACGATCCTGATGTTCAGTATCGTCAGTTTGGTAGTTGGCGTAAGCATCCTTACCTTCAAGGTTGGATGGAAAAACTATTCAATACTAAGGCAGATGCTCAAGGCTTTATGGGTCGTGGTGAATATCATGATGGTATTGAAGTTATGGCACGTGAAGCTGATGGTAATGAGATGACACCTGAGATGATGCAACAAGCATTAGATTCTGATTCTGAAATGCTAAAGAAGATTAAACAAGAACAGTTTACTGCTAAGGCTATTCATACAACTAAGAATCGAATCTTTAATCAACAATGCGTCAGACTTAACATTGGTGATCTAGATCAATTAGAGATGGCTGTTAAGTTAGGTGAGCTACCAGCAACTAAAGGATTTTTCTTTGGTGATGATGCTAGCGAACACTATAAAGAATACGATTTAAAAGTTATTGAAGCAGCTCGCAACGCTGTTAAACTAGGTTTAGATGTATACTACGATTCATGGTGGTAACATTTAATAAGATTGCATTTGGGTAATGCATCAGTCCCAGCCAGTCGGTGGTGAAGTATGGTGGTTCGACTCCATCTTGGGACGCTCCCAAGTAGGGAATACATAAAACAAGTAAGGAGAATAACATGGGTGACCGTGGACATGTAGAAATTATCAGTGAGGGAGATCCAACACTGTATTACTACACACACTGGGGTGCTTCAGGTTTACCAACAGATGTTGCTGATGCTTTGCATCGTGGCAAAGGACGTTGGGATGACCCTGAGTATCTTAATCGTATTATCTTCTCAGAAATGATTAAGGACTCTGTCCTATCAGACACTGGGTATGGTATTGGTTTCCACCAGCATGGTGATGTATGGCGTATTGTAACAATAGATCACGTCAACAAAACTGCTGGTATTAAAGAAGTCAATTACGATAAAGTAGATTGGTCTAACTATAACCAAGATGATGTGGTATGGGATTGGAAATTAGAACCAGTACCTTTCGAAGTGTTTGTTTATCTTAATAGCTTAGTTACAGCAAAGGAATAATCATGGGTAAAAAGCTAGACAAAGCTTTCTATCAACTGAGCAATGAAACTCGTCATCACATCAACTTAGCAATGGTTAAGCAAGAAGATTACGAAAATGGATTTGCTCAGGGATTTGCAGAAGCATTACGCATAGTAGCAAAGATAAGAGAGGAGGAGTAAAATGGATGAAGTAACTAGAGATAATCTAATTGATTGGTTCGGTACAGACAATGGCATGAGTTTTGAAGGCATTGAAGAATTGAACAACGAACTCAATAAATCTAGAATGATAGTATTCAATAGCTTTGGATTTAATTAATAATAGAAAGGATAGTCAATGAGTAAGACATTTACATGTCCTCGTTGTGAAGAAACTTGGACGGGCTTTCCAGCCCTATCTAGACTAGACAACAGGACCGAGATTTGCTCACCATGTGGCACACAGGAAGGTCTTGATGATTACTTCCATCAGCCATTGTTAAAATATAAACTAGCATCATAAGGCTTGACAAACTCATGTAACCGCAGTATAGTTACATCGTGAACCAAGTACGCCGCAACGCTCTCTATAGCTTACAATCCAAGTATGTTGAATCTAACCTATGTTGGGTATGGACTGCTGCCATTAGTTCTGATGGCTACGGGGTATTCCGTATGGAAAGTAAGTTATGGAGGGCGCATAGGGCGTCATATACTCTATATAAGGAAGATATACCTAAGGGTTTGCAGATAGATCATTTGTGTAGGAATAAGCTATGTGTTAATCCTGAACATCTAGAAGCTGTTACACCTAAAGAAAATAGTAGAAGGGCTGCTGCTTTTAAGACCCATTGCCCCCGCGGACATATCTACACTATCTATGGTAGGGTATGGGGAAAGAAATCTAAAGCTAAATACTGTATTCAATGTAACAGGGATAAGACGAAGGCTCGACGGGCCTCCGCGAAAGTCGATAAAAATAAATAAGAAAGGAGGAATATGGAAGAACATCCATTATGTTGGTGTGAACATGAATATGAAGCACATCTATGGAATATTAGTCAAAATCCAGAATTTGAAGACTTAGAATCTGGAGAATGCCGTGAATGTGGATCTTGGACTCGTAAAGATAAGTTCGAGACACATTGCGATGAATACAAAGCATATAACCCAGTTAAGTAAGAAAGGGGTATTATGCCCACAGATAGTGAAGCTAAGTTAGAACTGCTAAATAATGCAGTTAGCGAAATGGCGTTGCTTGGATATCGACTAGATAAGATATTAGTTGGATTTAAGCTATATCATGAGCTTAAAGGTACTTCCGACATTGAACAATATCAAATGGTATTGCAAATGTACGAGGATGGTATGGCCGCTATGGAAGAACAAATGGTTAGATACCATAGGTTATTTTCATATCTAAAAGATCTGGTTGGTGAGTAATCACCATCGGAATGTGGTACACTTAACCCAAAGGAAAGGAAAATATGAGCAAATTGGCTGATGTTGTTAAGAAAGTTCAAAAACTTCTTAATGTTGCCAACAGGAGTGACAAACCTGGTGAGATTGCAGCAGCACAATTGTTAGCACAACAACTGATAACTAAATATCAGATTGAAGAAGCTCAGCTCCATGGGAATAGTATGAATGGTGATATTACCTCGGTACATATCGCTACACGAAACCCATATGCCATAGATAAAGCTACATTGCTTAACTCTATCGCTTTACCTAACTTTTGTAAGGTATTGCGCGGTGATGAGTATTGTATTATTTATGGCTACGCTAGTGACATCGAACTATGTGTTGCATTATATGATGTATTATCTATGCACATGATCAGTGAGATGACAGTTAAGCTAAAAAAGTTAAAAGAATCTTCAACTGAAAAGATCCGTACTAAGGAATGGGTCAGAGGGTTCTTCGGCGGTTATGCTATCAATATTGGCGAACGTATCAAGCAAGCTAAGAAAAATACCATCAAAGAAGTAGACAGTAACGGAACATCGTTAGCTCTTGTGTTACGAGATAAGCAACATGTTATTGAAGATTATTGGCAACAACTAGTTAGAAACACAGGATCTAAGCGTAAGATTACTTCTATATCAGGCTATAAAGCTGGTAAAGAATCTGCCGCTGCCGCGGATCTCAACAAAAATAAAATAGAATAGGATAAATATATGCGAAGTAGGAAATTAGTATGGAAAGTCAAAGAACTGGCATCTAATCTACCCAACAATAAAGGGCATGATTGGATCTACGATGGCAATTGCCAAGGTAGTGATACAAACCAGTTTATATATCCTGCACTTACATTGACTGAAAGCAAAAGGTATTATTTGGAAAAGATATGCAAAGATTGCCCAGTTATGTTAACATGTAGGTATGAAGCAGTACGAAACCAAGATGAAGGCTGGTGGGGTGGTATGACACCAGAGGAACGTATGGATTGGGCAATAGAAACATTATTCAAGGAAGCGTTAAATGATTAATTTAGCCTACGCATTGATGTATGACACAGGTTATAACAGCGTAGAGATTTCAGGGCTCTACAGGTCACTTAAAGGGGCAATGGAGGCAGTTCCTAACAGTGATTGGAAGAAACATGAAACCTTGGCTATGTGGGAATCACTTACTGGCGATCAATACTGGTGCATTACCGTGCATGCAGTTTTAGACTAACGTCCACGCCTTGTCATACCACCGTAGTCTGTCATAGATCGCTGCGCACCAAATCTTTTTAGCTTATCTCTTGCAGATGTTCCACCTTCAGGTAGATTACTTGTGTGGTATCCACCTTGGCCGCCTACATTAAGGTTAGCGTTCCCTAGACGGTCACGCATCTCTAACTTAATGAAATTATCTTCCAACAACTGGTCAACAATAACCATGAGGCAGTCTGAAAGGTCAGACGTACGAATAGGTCCAAACTTTTGTTTGTCTACCTTACCGTTAGTCTCTTGGAGGAACTTAAGTTCTTGTTCTAATAAACTAGATCCATTAGGTCCAAAAATATCACGATACGAATGAACCCAGTTCATACCAATAGCTGACTTAAATCTTTCAGCTCGGCGCATGTTGCTTTCTTTGGTAAATTTGTCTTCACGGATCTTTACCTTGTGTGGTGGTCTAACTTGTAGTAGACGTTTTTTTAGTCTAGGCAGGGTGACAAATGCACCGTATTGGTCAAACGAAAATACTTTAGTAGTTTTAAACTTACATAGTATATCTACAAGATCTTCTTCAATTTCTTCGTAGTCAATCTGGTTGTCTGGGTAATTTTCTGGATCCCATACTTTCATCCAGTCTATGACAACGTGATACCATTCTTCGCCATCTTCCTGGTCTGGTATTTTCTCAACGTGACCAATCATCGCAGCGGTGTTGTTATTGCTTTTTGAAGGGTCGCAGTGACCATGATAGATTATGCTAAAACGGCCTTCTTCTTGTTCTTCTAACTCTACAAGTTCGCCTTCGGCATCTACATATGGTTCAAACATACGTTCTACCATCTTAGGATTAAGATAGGCATTAGTAACTTCAGCCCATTGACTCAAACGTTCTACTCTAAAGACATCAGGTTCACGCTTTTCAAGCGATATCATTTGTTCGTCATATTTCTGAGGAGAGTTTCGGAATGTATATCCTTGCGTAATGACTGGGTCATCCCAATCTTCGTAAGGTCCCCACGATGGAAGCTGTGCCATCATCATATTAGGGTACGATGGATTACCGTTCTCATCTTTTTCCATAGCAGATTCGTATAGGTTATATGCTTTACCAATCTTAGTAAATGGAGACGTAGGGACATAGATTAAACCGTCCTTACCCATTTGGTCAAGAGCAGGAGTGATAGCATTGTATACTTCTTCAGATGTTCTTGCACCACCAGTACCAGCTAACATGTGTGCAAACTCATCAAACATAACAGCAAAAGCCGCAGCACCACGAGATGCTTTAGAGTTACTTGTCACAGCCATGTTACGCACAGATGCAATTAGTCTAGATGGCATTAGATCTCTAGCTTCAAACGCAGCGATTCTTCTCACGTCAGCAGGAGTACGCAGCGCAAGAAAGTGTTCTTTAGCGTCAGCAATATATGGTTGAAAACATGGACCATTTAGAATAGTGTTAGCAAGGTCAGCAAACTGATATTTCTTTGCCTGTTCAATATTTGTAGCAACGCAGAATAGGTAGAGGTCCTTAGACTTATCGATGTTGTAGTGATATTGTGGGTCATCTAGCATAAGTAATTGCCAGTTTTTATATGCACCCAAGATACCACCGATGTGACCTTTACCACCACGACGGCCTGTGATGTTCACAATTTCACGGAAGTGTTTATACCCGTTAGCTTTAAGATAAGCTATTCGTTCCATAATGTCTGGGCTTACACCGATACGATCGCCGTTAAGATCAAGTCCTTTAGTCCATTCTTCAACAACAGCGTAGTCATACTCTGTCATGTTCTCTGTTTCTAGCATCATCAATCGAAGAAGAGTTTTCTGACGTGGGAATAACTTACTACCATTGAGAAAGCTTGCATGTTCAGCGAACGTGACAATATCAGGGATCTCTTTCACTCCCCGTAAACTGTTCTTAGCAATCTCAAAAAAATCGTTTTGACCCTTTAAGATATTTTGATTACTGTTTTTAGTAATCTTAGGCATCTATTACCAATCTGAATCTAAATTAAAATAATCGTTGCGCCAGTCGCTGTCATCATTAACATATCGTTCATCAAAAGATGCTTCTTTTTTCTTACCATCTTCTTTAGCATATCTTTCATTAAAATTCATTAGTTATCTCCACGACTGGTTTGATTAGCAACCTTGTCTGCGCAATCTTTACAGTGGCTAGCACCATCTTCTGGTTTTTTATAACACTTGGGGGTAGAGCACTTATCACCAGCTGTACGAAAGTTTAAGCTAGTAAATTGTTCTTCAGCTCTAGATACTTTTCTCATTATTGTTCTCCTTGTTTTTCCGCTGCTGCGGGTATGTGTGTCTTATGAAAGTCAAGTGCTTGTTGATGGATAGCATGATTATCCTTATCAATAATTGCACCAGTCTCTTCGTCTTTGTTCTCTTGCATGGTTGCATTGATGTGTTTGCACGTTCCACAGTCCTCGGTGCCTGTACACGGAGAGAATTGACTATAATCGAGGCCGCTAGCCCCGATTGATGCTGTTTTGCTTATTGTTTTATCTATAATATAGTTTAAATCCCAGCTCATATTACTTTAACCTTATTGGATTGGGGCGAAATTGCCCGTTATTTGTTAGAATTTGTTTTATAGCAACGTCAATGGAAGCTCTAGCATCTTCCGCAGCGGTATGATTACCCTGTTCAATTCCATAGATATCTGATAACGTATCTTTTTCTTTTTCACGAATCTTTGAATCCGATAGTGCCCTATAATTTGGACGATTATTCTTATTGACAGGTCTACCATCCATTGCCCACTGATGCTTCATAACGTCAATAATTCTACCTTCGTCGTACATTTTTTGAGGATTAAAACCAGCAGATTGAATAGTAGAACCAGTTGCTCTTGCAAAGTGATGGGCTAACATAGGAATATCAAAGTCTAATAAATTTGCACCAACAAGTGTATCTCCGTTGCGATAAACATCTGCAAGCCTATCAACAGCACGCCTCATACCAGTAACTCTATCTATTGCTGGAGGGTATGCTATGCCATTGTTTATTATGTGCAATCCACTATAAGAATTTTCAAGATCCCTTGGAGTAAAACCATGCGTTCTAAATGCAAATCTTTGAGGGTCTGCCATCATTGTGTCTAATGCATGTTGATCTGGCTTAACAAGATATGTTTCTGACTCATTTTGAATTTGCTGACCATCTTTATAAGTTGTAAACCCATAACTTAATGGCTCGTGCAAACTCATATCTTTACCAGATTCTTGACCTGCGCCAAATGCTTTGTCTTTTGCTCTAATTGTAGGTGCTATTCTTGGACAATCACGAACAGGTAGGCCACCTCGTTCAGTTTGATGGTCAGAACATGCACAAGTTAACGGTGGTCCCCATAAACCAGTAGTTTCTGTGTCAAAACCAATCAGCCTACCTTTTGGCATTTCATAGAATTTACCATCATCACGAACGTTCGAAAGTTTACTGTTAAACATTATGCTTCCTCGTACATGTCAGCGTTGTAATCATGTGGATAGAATCTAGCATTGCCTACATGAGCCAATACTTTCATAATTCTACGTTGTTTTACGAGAGATGCATGATCAGTAGCAGTAGCAAGCAATCCACCGTGGTGTTTAGCTAGAGCATTGACTACATCATAGTAATTACGATTTTGAACACCGTCCATACGTTGAATATTATCGCCTTGCAATGTTTCTAGGTTATTAAAATAATCACTTTGAATTTTATCTTTAAACGATGGATAAATTTTAGATAACTCACTTAAAACCCATTCATTGGCTCTGCGTCTATCTTGTATAGGAAGGTATGGACCACGAGCATCTGCAGAAAATTCTGGAGCATTTCTTAATTGAAGATGATGAACAAACAAAGATTGTGCCCCTTCAGAATGATCTTGTGGTGACAATAAACGTTTTTCATTATAATTTGGGAAAGCATTGACTCTTTGTTGATTGGTTGCAATTTGTTCTTTATCGCGGTCACGCATTTTTAATGCTTCTTGTATTGCTGACGTGTGATTACCAGTAGTTTCAAGTGCTCGCTCGTAATCCTCGTATGGTATTGGACCTTCTTGTTGCTGTGCAACTTCTTTCAATTGAATGTGTGATGCACCTTTATTGCGCAGCCTTCTGATTGTAGCTTTATCATGTGTATCATGGTCTATATCTAACGTACGCAATTCTTCATATTCTTCTGGTGTAGGTTCAATGTACCCAGCCTTGTCTTCATATGAATATAAATTCAAAGGATCTGATAAAATATTGTCTGCTCTACTTTGTGGTGCTTGACGTTGCACTGGTGCTACTGTCAATGGTGTTGGATCTTCTGTTGGTTCCACTGATCGAGGGCGTGATTCAAGCATTTTAATGATACGATCTGTGCGGAATTCTTTATGAACACCGGAATTAGGATCAAATGCTCTCAACGCTGTAACATTAGGCTCTCTTCCTGGGCCCATTTCTGTAGGAATAATTACACGTTGTACACCTTGTGTATCCTTAGCACCTCGATAAACTAATTCTATCTCATGTTGCTTATCAATAGCATTCTGAATAACTGGATGCCAATTCGATCCAGGCCCCTCTGTCGGTGCAACAAATGTAGATCGTGGAACAGCATTAAACGTTGTTGTTGACTCTGGTGTTGTTTGTTCAACAACAGGTTTCTTTCGTTCATAATTCATCAACGCTTCAGTAGCCTTCTGTAGTTCGGGCATATCATCTGGAGCAGCGGTAACGACGTTAGACGTAACAGGTCTCGTTTTTCTTATAAGATTGCCGAAACGTGGACGCCACTGCATAGTTTATTGACCTGGAAGGATGAGTTTTTTACTGCTCATACCCAAAGCTTTACGCTTTGCATCGTAGTAATCATCAGCAACACCAGCACCTGTTTCAAAACGATTCTGTTCGTTGTTGAATTCACTGGCAATACGACCTACGATAGTGATTGTTGGTGGCTCTGGTGCATTTCTACCGTTCTTTTGCATAAGACCAGGCATAACCCAGTCGACTACAACAAGAAAACCTAGCGCAGCAAACTTTTCTTCAGCTTCTCCACGTAGACTAGTTAAGTTCTCAAAGCTACCTTTACGGTTACCGTATTTGTATTGTAGTTCTTGGAGAAGTTTCCAAACACCCATAAGTTCACTCTCCATCAATTCGACGGTTTGTTCCTTACCGAGTTCTTCTTCCTCACGCTTTTGTTCAGCAAGATACGCATTGATCTGTGCTTGTTGTTCTGGGGTTACCTTAACGTCTTCCGGACGGATACCACCAATTTGATTAGGGTCTGTAATGGCCATGGTCTTCTTTCTATTGCCTATTATTCTTCATTTACTCTATCAGATTTATAACGATCTGTAAATGAATTTAAACGTTTTTTAATAGCAAACGGAGCAGCAATTAAAACAGCATCAGCAACTGCACCTGGAACATTTATGCTATTGCCAGTGTTTTGTTCTGTATAGTATTGTAAATTTTGGTCTGCGATAGTTCTTCCCATACCACCATTAGGTTCAATACTTTTTAGTTGGTCTGCAGTTGTTTGAAGATCTTTAAGATGGTGTGCGTCACCAGTGAATGGGTGAGTGATTGGGTGAGCCATATCATGTAGTGCTCTACCTGCCCAGTCACCAACAGTGTGTACACCGTGTTGAATAGCATGAATTGCTGGCTCAACAAAAGGGAGACTCCAGTGCGCTTCCTTGTTGTTGCTTGAATTAAATTTTGACATAGTGTCCTCTTTCTTAGAGCTTGTACGGTATTTCTCTCTGCGAGATTCTAATCTATTTGTTTCTGTTTGGTGTTCGTTGGTTAAAGCAGTGCGAGCCGTTTCTTCAGACATGCCTGGGTATGCTGTTTCTAGAGCTTGTTTGTATGATTTAGCGTAATTTCCTACAGCTTTTTCAGCAGATGGTTTAGATAATCTTTGTTCTGATGGAATTTCTTGCATTACATTCACTTGGAATGTTTCATGCATTGGATTTCCTTTTTCATCAAGAACAGGTTGAATACCCTCTATAGGATGTATAGTCGTAACAGGACGAGTAACTGTTTCTACTTTGCCAGTATCGTAGTGTGTAGGCTGTGATTCGTATGCTCGTACATCTTTTTTATATTTCTTATGAGCAACAAGATCTGGTTGGATGCCAGCTTTTTGGAACAAAAATGCATCCTCACGTGGGATAGAAGCAATATCTGTCATATCATCTGCATGCCATCCATCACATGAAGTTTTACCGCAGTGATCGCAAGTTCCCTTAGTAGCATGGTTAGTCCAAGTTTGTTTAATTTCTGGACGACCTTCTAGTTCAGTAGAATATTCCACTGGTTTGAGCAACCAGTTGTGTTTAACACCATAAGATTTTCCATTGCTATCATCAATAGTTAAATGTTCTGGATCGTAAGTTGTTTCAGTATCAAGAGATTTACGTTGCGTTTGGTAATTCTTGCCTCGTTGAATACCGGTTATATTTTCTGTTTCAATGTATCTTTGCGGTGCATTGACGTTGCCTTCTTCATAACCTATTGGTCTAGGTTCTACAAGCAGTTCTTGTTCTTTACCGGTTAATTTATCTTTAACGATAGCTCTTTCCATTTTTTCAGGATCCATACTGCCTTCAGGAAAAATAGTTTTAGGTGTCTTACCGATACCAGGAAGGGTATATTCTTGCATCTCACCCTCTTGCTTCATAACATCAGCAAGTTCACGAGCTTCTGTTCTTTCTTCCGGTGTGATATCTTTAGAGTAACCTTCTTGGTATACATTTTGATATGGAAATAAACTTTCTAGATCTTGTCTAGTTACTTCACTCATTTCTGGTGCATCTGGTCGACGTGTTAGTGACCATCCAGGTGACATATTTTCAAAATTACGATATAAATTATCAAATCTGTTGCCAGTGGAGTCATCAACTACCGGTGTGTTTCTTAAGTGTGCGTAAGGATCAAGAGATGAGCCGTGTTGTTGTTCGCTGTGAGCATTCCAAGCACGAAGAATATCATTGCCTTGTGCAACGATTGGGTGATCATCATTTTTGATAGGTTCTTTATTAGTCCAAGAATGCCATAGCCTATTAAACAAACCTTTGGTGCTCATTTCAGCGTATGGCTTTTGAGATTCAGGTAAATTCTCAACACCTTTATTGATTGCTGAATGGAATTTGCGAGCTTGATCTTGTAGGTGAGTGAGGTACGATGCACATGTACCACAGTGTGTAGTATCATAATCTGTTGGTTCAGCGGCTCTAGCTGCTTGTCCAGCGAGTTCACGACCTTTAATATATTCTGAACTTAATTCACTGTCATTAAACCCAAGGTCTCTGTGAGTAATGCCAGCACCATCAAGGTGCATGAGGAGGTGACGTTCCCATTCCTCTGCAGGATTTGGTGATGGTTGTGTTCTTTTAATTCTACCTAAAATACCTTTAGCCTCTGATCTATCAGGGCTGTTAAACATAATATCTAAAATTTTACCAGCAATGTTTTGGTGAAATTGTCTACGATTTCCACCACTATCCAATCCTGCTTTAACTTCTGCAGCATGGTCTCCCAACAATATATCTGCACAGTTGCAAGCACTGTGACTAGGTATCATTGTTGGATCAAGAGGTTCAGCTGCAAATGCAGCTTGTCTTGGTCTAAATAGTTCAAGAAGTTTCATTAGTATGCACTCATATCATCACCGTAACCAGAAAATCTATCTCTGTGTCTACCACCACCAAGACCACCGGTTGTTTTATAATCATCGTTATAAGCTAGGTGTAGTCTATGTCCTATCATTTTTAAAGCTGTGCCCAATCTTTGATGGTTGCCGCTGCATTCCTGGAATCTTGGATCATCTTGAGTGTTGCGGTTACCACCTCTGCTATTTTGATGGACAGCCCAACTGTTAAGCACAGTTATAAGATTCTTCATGTGTAAGCTACGCATATCTTGTGGACTGCGTGCTATGCCAGTAAGAGCCTTGTGTAGTTCATCTTGATGTACACCACAGTCAATGCAATCCGTACATTTTGGTCCAGAACATAGTTGAAGTGCACGTTGTTGAGTTAGATCTGGTACTTCAACATCTCTAAAATCTGCATTCTTTCTACGACCAACCAATATTTTTGAAAGCATTGGACTATCTAACGTCGTACTAAAACAAGGCGTTATTTTCCTATCACCAGGAAGGTAGTGCTCACCCGATGTCTTTGCCATGGTGTAAAGTGATGGAAAATATTGATTTAAAATTTTAGAATAAGCAGGTGAATTATCAATATTAAACTGACCAGTTGTACTATCAAAATTGCCATCGACGTTAGGGAAAGCAGAAGGTCCTAGTCGAACAACAGAATCGCAATTTTTTTGTAAGTTATCGTACAATTCAAATAAACTAGAATCAACTGCATCTTTTGCACGTTCTGTTCTTTCCTTAACTTGCTTAGGATTTTTTGCAGCATTAGCACTATTCTGTAGAAGAAGGACACCATTGCTAAGAGTATCAGATTTGTTTTGATACTCTCCTTGCATTTTACGAATTTCATTTTCGTTCTCTAACACGGTTAACGTCCTCGACCCTTTGGACCAAATTCAGTTCTACTCTGTGTTTCATTGCAACCACCGTATGCAAATGACTTGTGTTGATAGTCCCATCCAGTAGGTGAAGATTCATTCTCTACTAGTTCAGCTTGTGAAACTTCAACAGGTTGATCACATCTAAAACAATGTGGTATAGTTTTGCTACCCCCTGCTTTGTTACCCAAACCAGCCCAAAATAATCTGGCATTTCTAGTAAGAAATTGTCTAGGGGTCTTGTGGTAGTCCATTTCACTGGAGGGAATACCAGCACCACTCATAGCACCGGAACGGTCTCTTCCACCACGTATACGTTCAATGTCACCAGGTGATACGTCAACAGCACCAGCTGCTTCTCTCATGCGTGGATCAAGGTGACCAGGGTCAGCAATCCAATAAAGTTCTGCAGGGAAGTTTTCTATTTTAATGGGACGACGAGCAGTATCTTTGTACTCTCTTCTAAACCATTTAGCCATATATACCCCTATGTTTACAATAACTCAAGCGTTTTACAGCATCTTTTACATAAAACTACAGGGTTTTATTGGTCTTCCTCGAGGTCTTCATCAACATAATCAGCGTCTATAATCTCTGCTTCAGGCAAACGCCTAGCCTTTTTCTTGGGAGCGGTGCCCAATTGGAGTTCCTCAATTTTGTCGAACAAGGCTTCTTTCATGTCAGCAGGCAGAACTTCACGGATAGCCGTAAGGATCATATCCAGCTGGTTAACCAATTCTTCTGGGCGGTAGTCATCTCTACCTTCTTTTTCAAGCTTGGTAAGCATGTCCATGGCGTACATAGTCTGGGTAAGAGTAGGTTTGTCATACCCCTGGGCAATTCCTTCAAACCCTTTTGCTACAATAACTTCATAAAAAGCTTCAGCAGTAAGCAAACGTTCACCAGCGTCAAGAATGCTACGATTCTTTTCAGCAGCACGTTTTTCTACAATTTCACGAACCATAAGTTTTTCAAATGGCAAGTGTCGCTTTTGGTGGTTACGAATGTTTTCGTAGTTAATACGTTCGCTGCCTTCCATACCTAGCTTGTCTTGGATAGGTTCTATAGACCTAAGAACTTCTTTATAAGTTTTAGGGAACAACAGCAACGAGTCAATGATATTCTTTAAATCATCGCTGGTTGTACAAATCTTACAGTTTGGTGATGACTTATAAAGGTAGATTTCACCATCAATTTCTTCGCTCAACAATTCTTGAGTGGTTGGTGTCATTTTTACCAACTCATTGTATTCACGTGTTCTTCGGTCCATTATTTTCCTCTGGGTTGCCTGGTGTTAATAGATTGTTTTTATCGACATAGATTCTACTAAAGACACCCTGTCGTGGTGGTACATCATCCCAGCTATCTAACTTAGAATGTACTTCTCTACGTCTACGTCGTTCCAACTGGTAGTCGCTGAGAAAGCCACCTTCGCGAGCAACATCGTTGCCATACTCTTGACGAATAGATTCACGCTCATCAAGCAGCATACGGTGAGCAAACCATTCCAACTTTTGACTATAGTTAAGTTCACTCCAGTTTTTTGGTAGCTTGTCCTGGTATTTCTCTTCCAGTTCATTAAAAACTGATTGAGGGTTTAGTCGTTCTCCGTTTTCCACACGGTTTCGCACAGGGTTTTCAGAGCTTTCCTCTTGTACATCCCCACTTGGCTGCTCCATTTCGTGAATCCCATTATCTTTGCTACTTCTACTTCTTTTCGATTTTCTAGGCATGATAGTACAACCGCTTGCTTCTGACGTGGAGGCAAACGATCTATTCCTTTCAGTATGTCATAGATGTTGACAGTGACACCATTGTTTAGTTTTAAGTCAGAATTACCAGTGGTTAAATAAATTTCATACCATTCCCAATAATTGTTTAAGAGTCGTTCTAGTATTTGCCAAGTAATCTTGCCAGGTACAACTTCTTGTTTACGACTCTTCCGTTTCGGGGATGGTTCGGTCACATTAACTTCTTCGATATATTTGTTGTTGAATGTAACGTTGCGTAGCTTTGAGACTTTGCACCTTATCGTTAATCATTCTCCAAGCTGCGTATTGGACAAAATAAAACTGCCTGTCTTCACGAGTTTCTAGCTTAGCGACTGCTTCCAGATCCTTCTGAGTACCACCAGTTGGCTTACGCCATGCGTTCCAATACTTATCATCTAACATGTAATATGAGTATTGTGCTTTCAGATACCGTCTGGTAACCTCTTCTTCAATCGCTGTAATAGCACTTTGAAGGTTGAGGAACAGCCTATCTGCTTCATCTGCGTTCAAACTTTTATCAGTATTGAAACGTGCTATGATTACCTCAGCAGGATCAATATAATCCCTCATGAAATCATCAACCACACGCTCAATAGTTTCAAGCATTTCAAGATCTTCTGGCTTGGTTTTCCAAGTAAAGGCACGTACAGCAAACTCATGAAGTTCACCGAATTTATCATCGTGACTGGTCCCGAGTTCAGGCTCTGTAAGACCTTCAAGGCCACGTTTAATACCCTTGTTCAAACTCATCTTCCATCCGATCTGGTTAAATGATATTATACACAGGTATTTTACTTATTTACAAGTCTATTCAGGTTTTTTATTAACGTAAAATGAATAAAGATCAATCCAATTTTCAAGTGTCATCATAACGTAAGCATCTTTAACGTTCTTATTGCGACGCTTGATGACAGCAATACCAAAAAGTTTCTTAGCATTTTTCTGTTCTACTAAAGTCTCGTCCATAATAGTGGCGAGCACAATTTTAGCCCAGTTCTTAGCCTCTACAACAGTATCTTTAACACCATTGATGTCACCTTTGTCAAGTGTAGCACCAGCACCATAACGACGCTCTACTTCTGGAAAGCCGCGTTCATTAAAGTACTTGGCTACATCTCTTTCCCATTGAGAACCTTTAGCTTTCTGTGGTGAAGTCATCATTTGTTCCAAAGGTGGCAGATTTTTCTTGCAGGGCATCCAAGGTAAGTCTCATCTGTAGTGCCAGTACAACAGGGTTTGAGCTCAGACGGATCGGACTTACCGATGGCCACTCTAACCTTTGACCATTTGTCGTATAGTTTATCGAGTTCATCTTGATCCTTCTTTACTTCAATCGTCTTTATCTTGTGCGGGTAAGACTTTTGGATAAATAGAAGTGCCATACGATCAGGAGCATCAGGACAATTATCCTGATACGTTCTAAGTTGCATAGCATACTGGTAACTAGCTTCTTTAGGTAATTGGTTAGTGCTTTTTATATCGACTAAGAACTTCTCGCCATCCGGGGTAGTCAGTTCCAATACGTCGACGGCTCCAGCTATCATGCGTTCTTCGTTTTTGAACTTCACTTCGACTTTGTCTATGGTAGTGAACCCCAAATGGATTAGTAAGTTCTGCACTACCGAATGGAAAACCGAACCAACTTGAAACGTCATCGCCAGGGTTGGGCTTATTCTTTCTTCTTGTAATAATAATCTCTCCTCTGGATGAAATTTATAATATAATTGTAATTCTCCAGCTGATACGTCGCTGGATGGGTGATACATATTATCAAACAGACGCTCTTTGTTGAAAACTTTGACTGGGTATTCTTCAGGGAAGATATTGCCCTTCATCAATGCTTCTTCAATGTACTTAGTAATAGGTTCATCGTTTTGATACGCAGCTAGCGTACGTTCTAGAAAACTCATTCTCGATCTTTCTTCCAATGGATAAATGCTTTAATATACATACCGCTATACAGCACACCACCGAACACAAAACCATATTGATGGGTAGAGAATGAATAGATAAACCATAAAAGTTCTGTAATAAACAATACTACAAATCCCCATATGTTTTTTTTACCTACAAAGAATAGTCCGCATGAACCAACGACTGCCAGTATCCATGACCACATTATTCCTTTTCCTTTAGACGTAGGTAATCATAGTATAGCTCAAGAAAATCATTCTTGTCCATACATATCAAATCTAATTCCACTGGAAGAGTATCAGGAGTATTTTCTCTTTCTCCACCCCAGTTGGTCTTTTCCATGGTAGGACCATATAATCTGATGGCCAAGATGGGTCTAGTCAACCAACTGCGATTCTGAGCATGTTCTTTGATTGTGTCCCATACTTTTTTGGTAATACTATACGATGCCGCTTGGGTAGCTTTGGCTTCTACAAGAAATGATATGTTGTATTGTTCTTCTGTTGAGAGGTCACCCTTCTCCCACTTATTACCAGAACCTACCGTACGATGAGCAAGAGGCCATTCAGCCTCAAGTTCTTTTTCCTGTCGTTGACTAAATTTCTGTTGGAATTTACCCATATTACCATTGTCTCATAAATCGTTTATTCTTTTCAATGTATTCTTCAATGGTATCCCATAAAACTTCAAGACAATGATCACCCGGTTCTACTTGCTTAGCCACCTTGTTAAATATCTTTTTAAGCAAAAGCTCCTCAGCATGGAATTGTTTTGCTTTTGCAAACTGTTCTTGAGTAACAGTTTTTTCACCAAACGTGATATCTCTGTGAAATTCTATAAGATCATCTGATATAGGAATGTTAAAATCAAAATTTTCGCTCATGCTGCTGTTGGCCATACATATTCAAGATTATCAGGAACATCAAAGTATTGACCATAATGTTCTGGAAATTTACGCATAAGATTGCTTTGATGACTAGTATGAATTTCCATATCACCCATCCAATAAGGTCGAATTATACGTAGTTCACCGCTGTATTCATTTAACAAAGCAAATGATTTATCAAGACAAGTATCTTTGTATCCACGTCCTACCCATTCACTACAGATAGCAGCTTGGTAATCCAACAAAGAAATAATGTGACCACGCCACATTTTTACTGCTGGATGATTTTGCCATCCGTATGTTGGATCAAGCAATGCTTTAATGATTTGCAAATTTTCTACGCGTTGTTTGCCAAGTCTTTGTCTATCTAAAACTTTGGCACTTGCTGCGTAATCTGGGTATGGTAAAAACGTTTGCATTATTCCTCACTTACTATTGGTTCAATGTTATCATTGTTTACAGCAGGGTTACATCGAATATCGTTTGTTTCATCATGCACCCACCATACTTTGCCAAGATGGACAGGCTTCCTGCAATCGCCACAGAACACTATTGATCTAACTCTCCACAGTGGGAACATGTGTCCCCTGGAATACGATACTTCTTACAGGTAGGACATGTCAAATTGCCTGCATATCTTTTTACTGCGTTGTTGATAAATTCATTGCGAGTGATTCCTTCAATCGCAGCAACTTGATCTATATAACTTAATTCATTGTCATCAATATCTAGCTCTATACTCCACATACCATCCATAGCAAGGAATTCAGTTGGGTTAAATAGCTGCAATTGTTCTTCATTCATTCTGCCACATTTCTTAGAAAACATTCTGGATTATTAGCTAAATCTGGATCATCATGAATCCAATAAGCATTATTTCCTTCTGTAATTAACAGAAGGTTCTCATTGCATTCAGGACATTTATTGTATCCCATTTTCTTCCCTAAATAAACATAGTGCAATAATTGTGTAAGTTGCTAGATCAAGCAATGAATCTTCGATGCTTTCATTAACAAGATTTTGTCCACGTGCTGCAGCTTGAAGACGTTTAATTTTGTCCGTTCCTCTAGTCATGCAACCTATCCAACCTGGGATACCCCACTCTTCGCTTGCTCTCACATTTGCGAATGGGTCTCCTTTTTTCCCATAGTCAGCTTGCTTTTTATCATGCATAGCTTGTATTTCTTTAAGTATTTGTTGGAATGGAGTTGATTTTTGCTTTGGAGTTGAAGAAACCATTCTATAACCCTCAGGTTTATTATCATCTTTAATTTTATGTTCAGCCATATTATTCTTCTTCCATTGGTTCGGCTATCCATTGTTCAAATGGATGACATTTGATAGTATAATCAAGAAATTGGTGAACCCATTCTCCATTAGCACCTTGAAGAATTTCTCTACGTTCTCCGTTTTTACTAAAACAATTTTTGCATAATGCTTTTTTTGGAACATGTTCACTCATCTTTTAATGCTCGCAATCACAACCATACCAATTGTCATAATAAGAGTATCAATTATCATAACCCATGAATTCATGATTTTGTTTGCCAATCTGGTTCAGCTTTATGAGGTCCATGAGGACTTGTGTGAACCCATTGATCATCATCACCCAATCTATCCCAATCAGTAGCATTGGAGCTATATCTTACAATTGGCATACCACAATGTTTACATTCGGTCATTCTTTTCTTCTCCTACAAATTTTTCTATAATAGGTTTAATCTCCTCGTGCTTATGTAAAATAAAATCTATAGCACGTTGAAATTTAATATTACATACATGGCAAAAATGCTTAATCGCTGTCATCTTCTTCACCGAACTTCCATATAGGATCACCGATGATCTTGACTTTACCATTTTCTACATACACTCTTTGTTCGTGAATCATAACACCAGCTAAGTTGTTTGGCCAGTCTTCAGAAGCATCTACGTAAAGAGTTACGCCTTCATATTCATCTTCATGTTCAGTCATTTTTCTCTTCCTTCTTAGGATCAAGTTCCTCTGTTGGTGTAGGCATTGTAACAAGGATTAAATCCTCAGCTACAACTTCTTCAAACACTGTATCTTCAGCCCATTCCACAACAGGATTGTTTGATGTGCTAACACCTACAATGATGCCAACTGATGTAATGTGTACTACTGTATCTCCAACTTGCATGTTATACCTCCGGATCGTTTACGTCTTCACTGTCTGATGTTAATGGTCGACCAAAGAATTCATCGCCTTCAACTTCTGTAATGCCTGAGCCCTTCTTAATGGCTTCGATAATCTCCGCCTCGAACTCTTCTGCCTTGCCACTCTTCCAGATTTGCTCAAAGAATGTGTCACGGCCTTGTGCTTTGATATCACGCCATGTGAACCATGCACCACCACGTTGTGCTACTCCGAGGAGAATACCCATACGTGCTAGATCTCTTCGTGTATCAATACCAGGATGGTCTAGAAATACACATGGTTGGCTGTAGAAGTCAGTCCAACCTTCACGGAAAGGAGGACCATAACTATTCTTTACAGTCTTAATAACGATAGGATTACCTACCTGAGTATTCTCGCCATTGATCTTATCAAAGTACTTGTCACTTCCAGGACGTAGGTAGATTCGTACGGACATAGCGTGTTTTACTGCGTGACCACCTGGCGTCATAGGACGATTATATCCATCCATGTCAGCACGTAGTTGGTTTAGGTAGAAACATGTAACACCATAAAGGTTCGCCAATGGAGCAACAGTTTGAACATTGCGTTTCATTACTGCAGCGTTACCACCCATCTTATCATTTTTGTCAGTGAGTTGTTGCATGCTGTGCTTAGTTGCTGCAGCACCTACAGAGTCCCATACAATAGCACAAATTTCTTGACTTTTAATTAGTGCAACCATCATGTCAGTACCAGTCTCTGCATCTGGTGGTTGTACAACGATAAGGTTCTCATCAATTTTAAGACCAAGTTTCTCAGCCCATTCAGGATTGAAACGGTGTTCAAGGTCGATGATAGCTACCATCTTTTTACCCTTGTAATAGTCATAACAATCTTTTAGAGCAAGGATAGCAAACGAAGTTTTGCCAGAGTGTTCTTTGCCAAAAAACTCAACGAGCTTACCTTCTGGCCATCCACCAATACCTAACAGATATGCCAGTGCTGGTGTAAAACATGGGATAGCATTGACCTTTTCAATATTGTTGCCACGCAATACCAAAGGTTTGTTGCTACCCTCTGGTGTAAATTTATTCAAATCAGCGATTAATTTATCAATAGCATCGGTTTTACCGGCCATATTCTTCCTCCAAGTGGTATTCGAGCCATTGCTCTATATCCATTCTATACGACTCAGCCATTCGAGTCAAGGTATCAAACAATTTATCATCAATATCAATCGTTATTTGCATTGTAATCTGGCTCCTCGTCTGAAAATTGGATGCAGCAACCATCACATTCGTGTTCTCCATCATCAATGCCGTCAATAATTTTAAAATCATCAGGATCTGGATGTTGAACATCATGTGGGCAGGTACGCATCATTAGTTTGCGATCTCCCCTCCAAAGTTGTGGGAAACGGCGCATGCTGTGATCAGTGCGTTGATGAATTGTACAAATCTCGCTCATACAATTTTCAGGTTTATGCACTGCCATTCTGATACTACTGTTTTCCAACTGTTGATATTCGTAATCTCCCATTATTTCTCCTCTACTAATTCCCAGTTAGTGCTGAGATTCTTATTACTTTTACATTTGTGAGAAACCTGAAGAGCAAGAGCTTTGATTTCTTCTTTGCATTTTGGACAACGCCATAACTTCATTTGATTTTTAGTTGACATAGCAACTCCTTTCCTACTGGTATTGACTCTAACAGGTCTCAGTCAGCTTGTCAAGACGGAATATATTTTTAAGACTAAGACCATCCCTGAGCTTCTCAACTTCCACCAGAACTGGAGTACCTATCTGTATGTCAGCCTTGATACGTTTATACGTATCAGGGAATGCCACAACCTGCACATTATCATCTTTTGACAAAACTTCAACGTCTTCGTCAATATCAATTTCATCTTCTACGCTATCAATAGGAAGCTCAATCCATACTTGACACATTTCTGCACCAGGATTCTTACCCTTCTTAGTAATAAGTTCTTTAACCTGTGATATCATACCACCGATCATAGCCTTCTCACCTTGGAACATTTTCTTCTCCCCAGGGAAATTATGCTCTTCTTCAATCAATGAAAGATAAGCAGCAAGAGGATCAATGCTAACCATAGTTCCCAAAAGCTCGTGCTCGTGTTGGCCCCTCGCCATGATATTTTCTTGTAAATCTGCGTAACAATCAAACTTGCTAAGATGACCCAAACAATGAGTACAATCAACGCTACAACTATCGTCATAATTTTTGTATTCCTTTCGTGCTTTAAGGTACTGCTGTAGGGCACTCTTAGCATCCCCACATATGCTATCAAACACACCACATTTAATCATAGCTATAACTGCACGCTTGTTTACTTTCTTAGAAGGAACACGCTCTACAAAGTCATCCATACTAGTGAATGGCCCTAGCTTCTGTAGTTCTTGGGCAGACCCTGAAATGTACTTGACACTGTTCAAGCCATAACGAATACTGCCAGCCTTGGTGAGAGTAAAATTGCCACCACTCTCGTTGATGTCAGGACCTAGTACTTCAATACCCATACGTCGAGCTTCACGAGTATAAACAACATTATCTTTTGGATTTGTGCGGAATAAAGCAGTCATGTATTCACGTGGATAATGATGTTTAATCCATGCAGTCCAATAAGTTAGCATAGAATATCCATAACCGTGACTCTTGTTAAATCCATACATACCAAACGCACGCATGTCATCGAAAATTGACTTTGCAGTTTCACGGTCAACGCCAGACTCAATACACTTACGAACAAATGTATCAGCTTCTTCAACCATATCTTCATAGTTAGACTTTGCTACAGCTTTACGTACACGGTCAGTCTCAACAATGGTATAACCAGCTAGAGCAACACAAGTTTCCATGATCTGTTCCTGGTATACAAATGAACCATAGGAAACACCTAAGATGTCACGTAGCTTGGGGTGCTTGTATGTCACCTTGCGCTTACCTTCACGTTTCTGCATGTACATCTCAAGTAGATTAAGACCAGTCTCACTGTCTACTGAACGGGTAATACCAGGGCGGTAAATAGCAATCATGGTGCATAAGTCTTCTATATTACGTGGTTGGAATCGTTTTACAAGATTGCGTAGACTTCCTGTTTCGATCTGGAACAACCCAATATTATTGCCAGTGCAAACGTCATCCCATACGTCAGCATCGTTGTAGTACTTATCCCAGTTGTTATTCCATTCATAGAAATGTTCAAACGGTAATACACCATTATGGTTTTCTTTAATAAGATTTAGAGTAGCCATGAGTGTACTCAAAGTACGTAGACCAAGAAGGTCAATTTTTACAAATCCCAACTCTTCAACATCACTCATATCAAATTGTGTACGGATATCATCATTAACTGGACTATAACGTAGTGGCATAGCACCTACCAATGGGTCCTTGCTAATAACAATACCTGCAGCGTGAGCACTAGCATGACGGATGTGGTTTACAACCTCAGGTAAAGTCTCAAACAATTGTGGGTATTTAGTTATCCATGGGGCGTATTCTCTACGGTATTGCTTTTCGACAGTCTCCCAATCAGCACCACGGTTCTTGATGTTCCAATCGTCATCAATAATATCTGACATTTTGGCAGCATCATCTTTATCAATACCCATACCACGGCATAGGTCACGTAATGCTTGACGTATACCAAGTGTGTTTAGCGTACCAATACTAGCAATGTTATGTCTGCCATATTTCTTTTCAAGGTATTCACGTACCAATCCACGCTCTAACTTTGGCATGTCGATATCAATATCAGGCATGCTTACACGTTCAGGGTTTAGGAAACGTTCAAAGATAAGACCAGAAGGTATCGGATCTACCTCGGTAATGTCCATGCAGTAAGCAAGCAAGCTACCACCCACACTACCGCGACTAGGGCCCACAAGGAATCCTTCATTTTTACTCCAATCAATAATGTCTTGTACTGTTAAAAAATAACCTGGGAACCCACGAGTAATAATAACTTCCATTTCATACTCAATACGCTCACGGTAAATAGGTAACATGTCTTCTGTAACATGGCCTACAATCTTTCGTGCGAAACCTTCTTCGACAGACTCACGCAATTTACGTTCATCCATCTCCGCAGTGTTATAGAACACAGGCATCTTGCGAGACCCAGGTACACGCGCATCACACATCTGTGCGATTTCGTTTGTACGATTGATCGCTTGATCAACAATACTTTCGGGTAGGTAACTTAATCTGCTGCGGGTTTCTTCTTCAGAAAAGATGCAAAGCTGATTAGGACCATAGCTAAATCGTGTTGGGTCATCCATAGTCTTACCCATTTGCACAGCAGTCATTAACTCATGAGCATACCAATGCTCAGGCTTAGCGTAGTGTGCATCACTCACAGCAAGAAGTGGAACACTATAGTCAAGAGCTGCCTCTGCTACACGCATGTTCCATTCGTTGCTTTCAGGGTCAAGATAAGTGTGAAGTTCTAAGTGAAAACGATCACCAAAGATAGCTTGATAACGACTAATGCGTTCTACAGCACGCTGATAAATACCGTCATCTTTGAGATGCTTACCAATACAACCACCCATGCAACCACCAGTAACAATAAGACCTTCGTTATAACGTTCTAAAAGTTCCCAGTCAAAACGTGGGTTGCCATAGTAACTACCTTCAATGTACGCCATGCTGGATAACGACCATAGATTCTCCAAGCCTTTGGCATTAAGAGCCATAATAGTCATGTGGTCGTAATTTTCACCCTTCTTACCAGTCTTTTCATGACGGTCATCGGTGAAATAACCTTCCATACCAAAAATAGGTTTAATACCAGCTGCATCTGCTGCATGCTGAAGACGAAGGTGTCCACTGCACTCACCATGATCGGTGATAGCAACGGCTTCTTGGTCTAAAGAAACTACGCGTTCTACTAATTGATTTACTGTTTGAAGTCCATCAAGGAAACTATGTTCGGTGTGGACATGAAGGTGGACTAACTTTTCCATAACTCACTCATTATAAGTAGAGCAACCAGTGAAGTCAATTCGGTAACGGAAAGGGAGGAAGCGATACCTGATTAACTCCACTGGTCTACTCTGGTTTGACTACTGACCTGCCATCTTGCGGCGTAGACGGTCTGCAGTAGTCTCTTCCTCGATACTGACAAACTCTTCTTCTGCGTATTCGTCATCGTCAACAGAGACTGAGGAGGGTGTGGATGCCTTTGGACTGAAGGCTTCCTTCTCTTTGACAATTCCGTGTAGCTGGGCATCGTAATACTCTTGGCTACCAATACGGTTTAGGAAAGCTTCAATATCGGGAAGGAACTTTGCGTAACGTGTATCGATGTTCTCGATCTCCTTCTTGTCGAGAGCAAAAGCCATGTATGTAGTGTCAGTTCCCTGACCTTGACGCATGATTTCAATTTCTCGCTCCTTGAGGCTACCGTACTTTTCAGTGATAACAGCAATCTGATTCCAGAAGTTACGCATACCCTGAGATACAATTCCCACGTATGGCTTCTTCTTTGTAACAGACTTACCGTCTACGGTTTCTTCATAGGTAGAAGTTACGTCACGGTATCCAGTTAACTTACGTTGACCATCAACCTCTTCGTACACTTCTTCACGGAGTACAGCAACGCCGTACCCAACGTCACGACGGTATGCTCCAGGTGCACCCTTCTCACGAGCACAAAGCTCACAAGAAGCGTCAAACACACTGCGACATACGAATGTCTTCTTCTTCCCATCATGTGATGGTACGTTCTCGTGGACAGGAACTACAAAGATGTCATTCGAATCTGTAAGAAAACGAAGTGCCTTTGTTTCTCCTGGTGTCCAGTAGAACCAATTTGTTTCTGTGTAAGTCTTAGGGCCTGAACCCTTTTGTGACTTTTCAATACTGGCCTTTACGGCAGCCATGCCTTTTTGCAATGCCATTTTAGTATCTTTCTTTAGAAGCCCTTGGGCTGTTGGTTTTGGTTACTGTCTCGCAAAGAGTATCAGCTTAACTTGTACAAGTCAAATGATGCTTTAACTGATATTCAAACGAACTTATTGGTGTAGGAATTCCTAACATAGTAGCAGGATCTTCATCATCTGGTGTAGCAATGATACCGAGTTTTGTATAATTTTGCAATTCTCCGATTAAATGCTCAGTGGCCATACGACCAGGGGCATCGCCATCCATAAAGATATTTACCTTGCTAAAGTTCCTTAGCAAGTTAATCTGTTGTTTATCAACTTTAGCTCCAAAGGTAGCTACGATGTTATCAATGCCGCGACTCTTTAGTACAAGCACACTCATGGGGCTTTCAACCACATAAATTTCATCGTACATTATAGCATTATCTAGGTTATATAGCCAAGAGCCTCGAGGGAACCCCTTGGAATTACGATACTTAGGTACCCCTGGGACATCCTCGAGCTTACGTGCTACCCATCCTATAAGTTTACCCCTCATAAAATGTGGAAGAACAACCCTGTCTACAGGCACATTTCTTTCACCTTCTGGCGTTTTCTGGATCTCTAACCTACCTGAGTCTACCCCTGTACGCATCTGCCGTTGTACGGCCTCTGAGACGCCTCTGGAGGTCAAATAATCGCAAGAACCTTCCCATCTTCTAAGGATAGTGTCGCTATATATAGGGATATCAGCAGTATCTTGGTGTTTAGAGACAAAAACCCCTTCTAAACGTTCAATAAAATCCTCAACGGATATAACCTTAAGTTCTGCCACTTCATTCTTAAGCTTGGCAATAGCGTCCTCACGGCTGATATTAAGGCAGTTTTGGACTAACCAAATAACGCTGCCACCACCACAGGTAAAACAATTGAAAAGAAGGGTTTCTTTATTAAGGCTGGCTGATGGGCTGCTGTCACCATTTTTGTGCATACCAAACGGCAATGGACATGAATGGATGCACTCATCGCCATTCTCTATAATCTCACCTACACCTATCATGTCCTGTAGAACAAAATAAGCGTCAAGACCATGGAATATTTCCTTTAGTAGTCTTTCAGCCATTTCAATAATTCCTTATATTTGTCTTTCATATCCTTAATAAATTCTCTGTCTTTTGGAGCAAGGTCATTATAAGATTTTTCTGACCAGCTTTTTGGATCATCATCCATCATAGTTTTTCTCCACAACCATTGCAAAAATTAAAATGTTTCTTTTGTAAAAATTCATGGCTTTCTAAACATTCTTCTGGTTTAGTTGCATCCAACAACTTAATTACGTCGCAAGGATATTGATCAACGCAATGTTTACAAAGCAAACTTCGTTCTGATTGTTGGTGCTTCTCTCGCAATGCTTGGCGTTCGGTTAGGTTCATCGTCCACGCAACTTAAATGGATCTGTTTTATATTCTCCTACAATACGTACTCCACAATCAGGACAAAAGATTCGATTCCAAGGACGTTCTAATTTATCTCCGTCAAGGTTTTCATATTTTTCAATGTGTAGGCATTCATTCATTAGTACAGCCACGCAAAAAACAATGAAATCAATAATATAAATCCACAAAACAACACCATAACAATTGGCAACAAAACAACATACCAAAAATCTTCTCTTTCTTTACCACCGTCAGAAAGAAACCATGCCATACCCATCCATAATATAAAAGGAACTGCAAATTCTAAAATATGCTTAATCATTAGCATCCTCAAATTCTCGTACAACTTTCAATGATGTACGGTCTCTTAACTCAAATCCCATCATCCAGGATTTAAGATCACTACGTCTACTCTTCATAATATCCATAACAAGAGCTTCTTGCTGTTTCATCTCACGGGTAGCACCAATGCCAATAGCCATGTCTACAATTTGTTCGATCTGTGATGATAGACCAATGTTGCCTAGACCACCACGACCTTTCTTGTTCTTCATAGCTTCACGGTTGAACTGAGCAAGCCATACAGAAGCCATACCCATTTCACGATTGGTACTAGCGATGTCAGTAATAACTTCAGCCATTTGCAAAGATTGCACGTTGCTAGCACTACCGTATGACTTTTCTGTAGTAACCCATGACAACTGGTCACCAACAACCATCTCCGCACCCCAGTGTTTAGCCTTAGAGTAAAGCTCCAAAACACTACGTTCGTTCTTGCGTGCTGGTGAGTCAATCATAAGATACTCACCAAACTCCATAATTTCTTCACGTGCTTCTTTTAGGCGACGAAGCTCGTTAGGTGTAAGTTGTCCACGTTCATAACGACTATACGGTACACCACTAGCTAGGCAGTCAAGGCGCATCAAAGTTAGTTCTTTACGAAGCTCCAATGATGCAAAGTACACCTTGGTCTTGCGACGTGCTGCTTCAAGAGCAATAACTGATCCTACCCATGACTTACCAACGTTGGGAATACCTACGACAACCGCAAGTTCACCTTTTTGGATACCATACATATGGTCGTTAAGTTCATCCCAACCAAGGTAAATACCTTTCTTGTCTCTAGAAGGGTTAGCTACCTCGTCCAAGTAGTTGTTAACACGACGATCATAGCCTTCACCATAAACTTCAAGACGCTCACGAGTACTAGTATCGTTCTGAATCTTAGACAAGCTATTGAGTGCTAAAGCAATACCAACTTCTGGATCTTCCTCTAGTGCAGTTGCAGCCTTGAGCAGAATATTCTGAGTAGTAGATTTACGATACTTAGTCATCATCTCTTCAATAAGAACGCATACCAAGTAATCCTTCTCAGGCCATTCATTGCGTGCAAAATAATCGGCAAACTTATTCTCTAGAAGTTCTTGAGTAGCTGTATCCTTGAACTCACTACGGATATAGTAGTCAAGGCTGTATTCAAACAATTCACGAACACCATCATCGAAGAAGTGCTCGCTGCGAACGCCTTTATTCCAAATCTCATTAAAACTATCTAGGTCAGCAAAATGCCGTACCAAACTTTTTTCGATATCCATTACTGAATCTTCCTTACTGTTCCGTCCTTGATTTCATCAAGTGTACGATTGCGTGCGTATTCACGGTAGTCAATTCCATCCATGTTGTGTTCGATTACTCTTTCCTTTAGAAGAGAAAATATAGCACCACCGTAACCATCCATCAACTCATCAATACCCATATTGGTAGTAATGAACGTAGGACGATTGTCTAATGCACGTTGACGCATTACATGGTCAAACGTTGCTTCACTCAGGTTGTTCTTGGTACGGAATTCCTTACCAATGTCATCCAAAAAGAATACATCACTCTTAACAACTTTGCTCTCAAAACGTGCCTTGTCATCATTGCTGCCCCACCCTCTGGTGAACTCGTCAACCATCTGAGTGAATGTAGCAAAGTATACACTGTAGCCAAGCTTTACCAACTCTTTAGCAATAAGGCTAGTGAGCAATGTTTTACCTGTACCCCATGTACCGTGATAGAGAATACCCATACCACCCTTTACAAAATCCTTGTGTTGTCCAAGATAGATCCTAGCTAATGCCAAAGCCTTCTCATCACCATTAAAATCTGACCAATTAAGACGTTGGTAATTAAGACCAATACCTGCACGTGAGTAATGTTTATACAATTGCAATTGTAGTTTGCAGTCACCACATGAACCATCGGTGCATGTAGGGCATCCCTGCTTTGTAAATTTCTCAAACTGAGGATACTTCTGCTCTAGGTAATCGACTTCCTCATCATCAAGGAATTCATATTTTAGGTTGACGTAATCTTTTTCCCAATCAAACAGCGAATCGTTCAATGAAGTCATTGGTATTCATTAATCCTTCCGTACTATTTCTATTCTCGTTCTTAAGTTTTTGTTGTTGTAGTTCAATGTACAAAGTATCCTGAATCCATTTACTACCCTTACTGAATGCTGTTGCTGTCATCACCAGATCATTAAGCTTGCCTTTGTGATTGTCAAAGAGTAGTGCAACCATAGGACCTGCGTCAAGTCCATATCGTTCCTTAAAACTCTTGAAGATAGCTGATTCTTTTACCCATTCAACATTGTAAGTGTAACCATGTGTTTCTTTAAAACGATCAGCAAAGTATATAAGCAAATCACGAGGCTGAGCATTCGCTAGATCAATACCAGCTACCAACTCTTCCTTGCTTTCTGCTACTTTTATTACAACAATTTCATCGTAGCTATCACTGTCATAGTTGACAGGTTCACCATCAAAACTTTTCTTTTCCATTTCTTGCTCCTCTGACTGATGCAAACTTATCACAAATGTCTGAGAAGATCTGGATCTTTTTGCTAACCCAATCGCGTGTCTCAGACTCAAGATCGTTTAGGTTTTTCCCATTAGGGCCAAGCGCTGATATATTCTTTCGGTTAATCAACAAGAAGCGCCACTGTGCATCATAGTCATTCGAGTCATTCTCTTCATGACCATAGAGTTGAATCCATTGTTCATCAAGACCACATAGATAACCTCTATAAACAAATCCATCACTAAATACTTGTACTTCTTGTCGCCTACCAGCAATGATGGCAAGGTTTCTTTCAAACACCATGTCACCAGCTTGTGCTAATTTATTTTCCATTAATCGTTACCCGTTCCTGTATTAAACCAATTGTTGAAATCAAGGATAAGATCATTGACTTTGTTGTTATTGCTTGAATCAAAAATGTTGTATTCATATTTCTTTTTCTTTTTGACAGTAAGCATTTTAGCGCACTGCCATGCAAATACAAATGGCAATGCAATAATTGCAAGTGGCAGCAACATTAAATATGCAACAGAAAGTGGGATAAACAAAGAAATTCTCAATAGTTTTGAATCTGGCAAACTTTCCATAAAATTCTTAGATTCCATTTTTATTTAACACCTTTCTTTGTACCATAAAACTTAGACCATTCTTTCTTAGGAGCATGATCAATTTTAATTGGTTTGTTCTTTTCAATTTCACGTAGTTCATCATAAATCAAGCTCATAGCGTAGTTAAGACCTTCTGCATAACCAGAATTCCAATCGCCTTTAAAATTGACCATAAGGTTCCAGCGTTCCATCATTTTCTTGCGTAGTTCGTTTAATCCGTTTGATTCTTTCATACTTTCTCCTTACTTATATTTTTATATAAGACCATCTGTGCCCATGTCATCACTGACATAAATATTAAAATCATCTAATGTATCGTACTGTTCAAAGAAATCTGGAAATTGCATATCACCAACGTGGCATATACGAGGTATCATGTTATCTTCCATGATATCAATAACATCCTCATCATCCCAATCGACGGCGACAGTTCCTATGTTTTCTCTCCATTTTTCTACAAACTCTTCAATATCATCAAGATTATCAACAAACACTAATCTTACATCACCGTAAAGTGTAGCAAAAAGTTCTTTAGATTTCAAATGAAAAGCACGAACATATTTTGCGTAATAAGAAGCACCCAAAACTTCTCGTGTAAGATCACTCTTGCGTGTAAACGGCAACTTGTTTCTGTAAGCTTCTATAAATGGAGCGTAATTAACCATTATATTCATAGCAAAATTTTCAATTAAACTAATTGAATATTCTCCAACGATAAAATAAAATTTTGGTGCTAATCTTCCTTCACCGTAATAACAAAAAAAGTCAAAACATATTTCATTAATAATTGATTGACTGAGATCTTTTGCCCTAACTACACCAAAACCAAAACTTAAACCGTGTTCCCATATATGACGATCTACAGTTTCATATTCACGCCATTTTTCTATAGTTTGATCATCACCATAAACAATAATATCTGTAGCTTTTTCAATCTCATCTCTCCAATCTTTACTTAAATTAAGAAAGTCCAATGGATTGGCAAACAATTTTGTTTCCACATCTTTGGCATAATTTTCAAAGACATTTTGCACCAAAAACATTTCATCAAGCGTTTGTACGTATACACTAACGCTCTCTGGTCCAGCTAGTTTAATACATAAGTATACGCTTTTAGCGATAAGCCCTGGTCGTTCTTTGCCACTAGCTATAATAAACCTACGATTAGTTTTTTCAGAATATTCATCAAATGAGCTAGGTACTCTTAATGATTCAATAAGCATTCTATAGTCGTCTTCTAAAAACCTACCGTATTGTTCTAATACAGTTGGCATATCTAGTGAAGGATTGATAACCCAATTAGCCATGTTTAATTAAGACTCCTACCAAAGTTTCTCACATCATTCCAAAGATTGTTGTGATACCAACGACTTCTAATTTGTGTAAACCCTAAATTGACAAACAACTCATCTAAAACTCTAGCATTAGGACCACCATGGCGCACTGGTGTAAATTGAAGGTCACCAATTGGTGGAAATGGTAAATCGTCATCTATGTCTAACTCAATCAATTGTTTAGCCATGCGAACAACAGCAATGTTATCTTTAATTTTTGCATCATCAAGATTAAGCACAGTTTCTAAATCACCATGTTCAGCAATAAGTTTGGTAGCTTTTTTAGGACCAATGCCAGAAATGCCTTTGATGTTATCACCTTTGTCACCCATAAGTGCCCAGATCTCTGACAACCTTTTTGGTTCTATGCCCCATTCATTTTTTATAGCTTCTGTGTCATATACTTCAGCATCAATATCTTTGTAACTGATGCTTGGTTTAACAACAATAATATTCTCACGAATCAATTGATGTAAATCGTGGTCTGCACTAACAATAACAATTTTATCAAAGATAGTGGCATGTTTAAGTGCTGCAGTAGCAATAATGTCATCGGCTTCAACACCTTCCAAACTCATGTAAGGTATACCGCTTTTCAAACATAAGTTCATAAACGTAGCCATTTGTGGCTTGAATTCAGTAGAAAATGCATCGTCGATAGCAGTACGTGGTTTGTCGCTAACTTTATGGCGATTAGCTTTATATTGTGGATCAATAGCTAGACGTTTAGTGCTACGCCCTTTATCGAATGCAATAAGAACGTGGCTAGGTTCATATTTTCTAATCATGCTGGTTATAACGTTGTATGCACCATAAGCGCCCCACGTACCTTCTCCATTGGGAGCACTAAGCCCATGACGCATTAAACCGCTGAAACTACGGATAAAAATATTGTGTCCGTCAATCAATAGTAATGTTTTTTTATTCATTGTCGTAATTGCCTTTGCGATATCTCTTGCGACTTTTCTTTATAGGTTCTTTAAAGGCATCAACTCTTAAGATGATTAACCGGAGTTGGCGGTCTGTCATTTTATCTACTTTTCTGAGAAAGTGAGCTATCTTTAATATATCATTCAGACTATACATACGTGTGCCTGCAGCACTTCTTTGGATATCTATGTGATCCTTATAGTGACGTTCCTTAGCACGAAATGCTTCTGGTCGTAGATCAAAGAATGCTGCAGCCATACCTTGTGTGTACATGGGAATGTTATCACGTATTGATGGTGTGCGTTGTGGTCTTTTAGAGACTTCTGACATAAAATGCTGAACGCACCTTACCTGGAGTAGTAGCTTGAACGATTTGTTCCATACCAATATTGCCGAGCTTAAGTTGCTTCTCTAGCGCATCTTCATTAAGTTCATGAACGACAGATGCAACAGTGGTGACTTTACCATCTGGAGTTTGAGTTTTGGTAATAGTCTCTACGACATTAACAACTGACTTAAATTGATCATCATCTAAAATTTTTTGCAATAAATCAATGTCTACCGTAAGCTTGCCACCAGACACTTCTTTAGAAAGTTTGATGCCATTCTCAGGGCTAACAAGGTATCCACTAGTTGCTGTTGGATCTTCTCCCTGCATGTTAATCATAAGGTCAATGACTTCAGTAGCATACTTCTTAATAGCAGCTTCACGTCCTTCAACAATGTCTTTGGCCGTACGAACTGCTACAAGTTCAGCAGCAAGCATATCAATTTCTATTGAGGCCAATGGTCGAACTTCACTGAGGTCACTCGTGTACATAACTTCATTGAGTACGCCAAATGCTTCTACAGCTACTACGAGGCCATTCTCGTCAGCACTGTTGCGACGAATGTCAGCTCTGGTTGGAGCTTTGGCTGATTCCCCATAGGTAGGTTCCGTAACCTCCCGAAGGTTGGTAGTAGTAACTTCCTTCTTCTTGGGCATAATATAATTTTGTGGCATTTCTATTCTCCTTACTTAGGTTTGTACTTATAGTAACATAATAGTTGTTGGGAATCAAATCGGTTACGCTTTTCTAATTTCCATGCTTTTTGTGGTTACGTAGTAGATATCTCCACCAACGCCTAGTGCTGTTTTCTTGGCAGCACGAGCAGCTTTAATAACATCTGCTTTAGTCCAAGGTCCTTCATCACCAAGACTACCAAAAGCTTCACTGGCACCTGATCCCATTGCCCAACGTCCACTAACAGGAATAGCAACAGTAAAATCTTCATCAATGACAACCAGGTTACTGTTCCATGCCATAATGATACCAGCACCAAATGTTTCAACTTTTCTGGAACTTTCCAATGCACCATGTTCATTCAATGCTTCACGAATTGCAGGAACAATGTCCCTGACAGCAAATCTATCTATTTCATGGAAATCACGAAACTCAGGCCATTCAGTCCAATACTGAACTACTTGCATAGCTCTAACGCTGCCACAACCACCAAAAATGTATTTACGATCTTTTTCGACCCATAGCTTAGTAGGACCCTCGTCACTCTTGGAATAATCCCAAGTGAATTGAGAGTCAGCGGCTATAACGATTCCATCTAATTTTGTGATTGCAGCAGCTAGTACTGTCATGATTATCCTTTTTTAAGGGTGGCATTCACTTGAATCTTTTGAATATTTACATTCTCAGGATTCTTAATGTTTTTCTTGGCATACTCAGCTTCTGAATAAACGCCAACTACTTTGTTCTTTTCCTTGGTAGTTACAACCCAAACTTGCATTAGTAATATTCCTCATCATCATTAGCTGTATCATCTTCCATAATAGATTCAAGCTTTTCAATAAATTCTTCTGACGATATAGCTTCACCAACAATGGTATCATCTTCTGTTGTTTCTTCAACAGCCTCTTCTTCTTTGAGAGTTTGTTGAGTCAAAAGTTCTTGTACTACTGATGCAAACTGAGGACCTACAACTTCATCCCACATAGCAGCAAATTGTGTTGGCATTGTTTCGGCTTTGATTTCACCATCAATCAATTTAACCTCACAACCCACTTCTGGTTTGATCCAGTCCCAATCACCTTTTTCGTTCTTTACTTGGAGCGTTGCTCCAATGCTTACACTAAGTTTAATTTCCATTATTATTTTTCCTCTTTGCGTCCATTAATTCTTGCAAACTGTTCATTATATCCTGAGATTCATTCATTAGAAATGGATCTACTTCAATTCCATTCTTTAATGAAACTTCTATAAACGATGATATCACACCCATAATTCTTATTACTGAGCTTTCATAAAAATGGAATTCCATGCGTGGACCATTATTATCTTGTGGCATATTATTGTTTTCGTTTTCCAATTCCATCATTCGCCTTTTTTCGTTTTCTTTGGCCATTTTATTTAACAATGAAGCTAAATAAAACTGTGAACCAGCTTTAAGAAAATGTTTTGTATATGCTTCCATCTTTATTCCTTACTTTTAATTGTTTGATTGCGTGCCCCAGGCAAGACTCGAACTTGCAACCTGCGGGTTAGAACTCCGATGCTCTATCCGTTGAGCTACTAGGGCCTAGTGTTCGATGTTGTGTTCCTTGTCAAATTGCTTGTGAATCTTTTGCCAGATCTTCTTGCGTCCTAGGTAATACCCAAGAACAAAAACAACCAGTTCTTCTACTATAGTCACTATGCTCTCAGCAATCAAATGATTTGGATCACTAAGAATAGTCCACCATGTTTCGTGATGCATTTCACTCCCTACTTAGTTGGTGTCGTATATATTAACATCAATCCCGTTGTCGCGCAAAACATTGAGTGCTTCTTCGTAAGCTGGATTAACCATGCTATTGGCTGCTGGTGAAGCTGTTTTAATTACACCTTTAATCCACATACTATTTGGTCCAGGGTTACTAAATGCAGCTATTAATTTTGGTTGTGCTGGTATCTTAGCTAATTCAAGCATAATTTTTGCAGCTTGATTGAGTGTCATTACTTCTTACACTTACAATTGCCACCACATTTGCAATTCCTTTTAGGAGCGGTGGACTTTTGGTAGATACCACTTTTTACACCCTCTCTAAACATATGGATAAAATAACCAACAAACGTAAAGAAAAGTGCTGGAAATAAAAATACTAGTACTATATGCATTATGATTCCTTCTTCTTTGGTGCAGCCTTCTTAGGTGCTGCTTTCTTTGGCTTTGCTGTTGGAGCTTTATCTCCTACTGGAAGTGGGAAATCTGGAAGTGGTGAATTGTTATTGCCACCAAAAGTTCCTTGCAACCAATTTAAAAAATTTTGTCCTGCACCCATTGTTATTCTTCTCCTATGTTCCAATCATCATATGATCCCAAACGCACGACATGTGCACAAGGGTCTCCACCGTCTTCCCATGACTGTTCTTCGCTATTATGCATAGGAAAACCATCGTGAGTACTGCAGAACTGTTCACTGCAATATTGGTGGTCTACACCGTATTGCAACCATTCTTCGAATGTCATAACTATCCAATCTTTGGTGGCACTGAGGCCAAAATCTTACGCTTATCTTCAAGACTCTTTTTTGCTTCTGAAAAAAGAAGTTTCCATTGTTTACAAATATTATTCCATGTGTGCTCTTGGATCCAATCGTGAGCAAGATTAGCCTTAGCTTGTGCTTCTTCAGGATTATCTTTGATGTACATAATAGCATCAGCTGCTTGTTCTACACTCATCAAAGGACGCATACGTTCATTGTCGTTGTCCTTGATAATCCAGTGAGAAGGTGTGTGACCACTATCAACAATCCATCCACGTTCAGCATTCTCTCCAAGAATTTCTGGAACACTGGTATTACGCGGTGCAACTACTGGTAGCTTTGTAGCCATGGCTTCAGTAATACTCAACCCCCAACCTTCACCATGAGTAGTAGTTAGATATGCATCACTAGCATTGTAAATACCATTCAAGAATTCAACAGGAAATCCACTGTGTGCACCAAATTGACGTGGATCTGGAACTGTAAAGTGTTTATTTGGATCAAGACCCATTGCACGTGCCATTTCTAGAACACTGCCACCAAAGTCTTTCTCTTGCATGTGCATGTAAAGAAACACATCTTCTACGCCACGGTTTACAATTTCTTTCATAATCATAAGACTACGCGAAATATCCTTGCGACCCTGATTACGGTTAACATTGGTAATAATAAATTTATCACGCATTTGTTCCGGGAAGATTTGCTTACGTGCTTCGGCTTTCTTTAGTTTATCCATAGCAAAGAAATCTTTGATATTAGTTCCATGGTAGATAACATGTTGGTCATCTGCAAATTCACCAATAAATTTGCGACTTTCATTCTTAGCGTATTCAGTATACGCAACAGGGTAGTCAAAATGAGCAACACACTTAGTAACCCATTCTTCACGTGGGCCGCAATCAAATGGGTAATAGTAAATGGTTTTAAAACTACCTGGCTTAGTATTCTGTAATTCAGTAATCTGAGTAACGATGTCAAGTACAATGAAAGTATCTTGTACAATAAAAACTAAATCGTATGGACGTTGTGCCAGTAGGTCAAGAAAAACTTGACGACCAAATACGTCACCGTATGGTCCTTGTGTACGAAGAGCACTGATAGCTGGCCATAGAGTACCAGGCCATTTATTAGTATCGTATGGACCACCATCGTAGTTAACACCTACTACATCAATTTCATACTGACCTGATTTATGAAGTTCACTCATAATGTTTTTCATTACGGTACCAAATCCAGTACTACATGCGTAGTCACCCCACGCAAGCACTCGAGTTTTATTCATCCGCTACTCCTTATAGATCTTCATCTAGGATAGTACCATCAACATAGTCTGTTGTCAAGTTCTTGTATGGTTTTCTGCCACGACCTTTAATTTTTTGATTAGAAGCAGCTTCAGCTTTTTTCAACAATTCTTCCTTGACAATTTTATCAGATTCAAACGTGATATTTTCTACTTTTATACCCATGTTTTTACGAAGTTTGACACGTTGCACTGGTGTTGTACCAGCCCAATACCCGTGTTCTTCATACTTTAAAGCATGCTTTAAACATTCATAACTGACTGGACAAATTTTGCAAGCTTCAATAGCTTCTTTGGAATATTTTTGTCCATGCGCTGGATAGAACATTGAGAGATCTAGTTTAGCACATATAGCATCATCTTGCCATTTATAATCTACTGTTAAATTTTCCATGTTGTTTTACGGAAGGGCCTCGGGAGGAGTCAAGGTAAGAACACCGACTGCAACTCCCGAGGAAGACCAGGCCCTTCAGGAAGAAGCTTTAGATTAAGCTCTCTTCACTATCTAGGACCAGTTTTCCTTCTTTTTTACATCCTTTCAGTTAAAATAGGAACCCTTTGGGGGTTAAATCAATAGTATCTTCCATATTGGCGTTTTCGTCTACAACTCCCCTAATGGCTTCCGCCTCTGCTCTTCTTCTAAGAATTTTTGCATCCACCCGCTCCTCAATAGTTCCCACTGCAACTGGACGGTAGATCCAGGTATGACTAATGCCCTTTGACTTGCTATCGGCACGATTGATACGGTTTGCCCTTTGTTTGTAGTCTGAGTAAGTCCTAGGAATTTCGATATTCCAAAGATATGGTGCATATAGATTTAAACCTTCCTGACCTACGTCACTGGTAATCAGTATAGCAGGACCTTTGGTTTCATTAAAAATTTTAATATTTTTGGTTACTTCATCGCTGCTCATACCCACTCCCCAAATTGGCAAGATTGGAATACCAGCAAATTTTGCTTTCAATGCTTCTAGGTATGGGAACAAAGTTCCATGTGTCCAAAAAGTAAACAAGACCGCTTTGTCGCCATTCTCAATATAAGATTCTAAATTGTCTTCAATCAACTGATACTTAGAACTATTAAGAATACTGATATCTGAACCGAACTCAGCTACAATTTCTTTAGCAAAATTGCCATCACTGTTCTTAAGACCTTCTGTAGAATTACAAATCATGCGAAGAGTATCAATATAAGACCAGTTAGCTACAGTGTTATCAGGATTATAACGTTCACGAGCACGTTCTTCAGCCCAATCATAAATTTCACGGTCAATATCTGATAGTTCATATACCAATCGTTTAGGCATGCTTTCCGGAAATTGCGCAGCAATAGTAGGATCACTTTTCATTGCGATGTGAGTCCAATCTTCATGTTTCTTGCCAAGGATGGGTAATTTTTGACGATCCCATTCTTTTACATAAGTTTCTTGAACAAAACCATTGTTAAAGAATCCAAACTCTTTGCCATACATAGCTTTAAATTTATCACGATTCATGTCGCTTACATCTGGTATGCCAGGAGCAACTACTGCCATAATGTTACGAATGTTTAATGGACTGGTTGTATATGGCGTAGCAGTAAGAGCAAGTACTTTAGCATCAATACCTTCTTGGTTGATTAATTTAAAAAATCCATCACTCAACAAACTAGTTCCAGTATTTATTTTTTGGGATTCGTCAATTACAACAAGAATGCGTTTACCCTTTACCATTTCCAACACTTGTTCTAAATCAGTACGGTCATAAGATTTAATCCTACGACGTTCTCCCTTAACTTTTTTCATAGACCCATCACGGACTTTTTCATAGTTAAGTACTAATACTTGGGCCTGAGTTTCTTTGTAAAATGCATGACGTTTAATGCGTGTCATTTTTTCATTAACCCGGTCAACCGTAAGGTGGGTCATACGTTTATATTCTTGTTCCCAGTCATATTGTTTAATTTTCTTGCAAAATACTAGAACTTGGTCAATATCATCGTTGTCAAAAAGTTTTTGGCTAGTTAAACAACTAAGCAGGGTTTTACCAGCACCTGTGTCCCATTGTACTAGAACTCTTGGTTTGTCAGAGTGCATTTGTTCCCATACGTAGTTTAGCCCAACATGTTGAAAAGGGAACAATTGGTGATCAACCAGGAAAGGACTATCAACTTCATAAGGATTCTTACTACAGGCTAAAAGAGTATTGTAACGTTCTTTGGCAGCATTATCTTCAAACTCTAATTCGTATCCTTTATACCTGATCAAGTCATCAAACATACTGATCTTGTCACGGTTACGAAGAGTGCCGTAAGAATCAAGAGAAAATAATTTCTTGACTTCTTGGTCCAAAGAGCTGTATCTTAGTACACCATTGAGAGTTTCACTCCGTTGTACATATATATTCTTTTCCAAAGACATGAAGAAATCATATCAGGAAATATCAATTAAATCAAATTAATAACCGAAGTTTGATGTGATGTAACCAACGTTTGGTCCAACAACTACTGGCAAAGTAAACCTTGTTGGATAAAAAAGAGAACTACTCTGAAAGAATGGTTTATCTATAACTGCAGTACGTGCACTCAACTGATTGGTTTTGCTATTACCAGCATAGTCTATATTGATATCAGCATAATATGGATTAGATTTATAATAAGGAATTAAACTAATACCAGAAATAAATACATCTGGATCAAGCGCTGTCATTCTTAATTGAATTCCACTGGCTGGTATTCCAGATGTAGCGGTTACAAAATAATTTGGATTATTTATATCACCAGTAATGTATTGGTAATTATCAGGATAGTTAGATCCACTAATTGTAGTATATTCGTATTTTATTGGGTGATAAAAAGGTGCAAGAGCACTTACATAAAATACTTCATTTATAGTAATATCTATTTGTAGTATTTTAGTAAAGAAATCAGTATATTGAGTGTAAGTAAATGCTTCTAAGCGTTGTTCAAACCACGTAGCAAGTGGTATTTCTCCCGGACCATAATCTTGACATGTTAATTGAATTTCAGTACCATCAGCTGCAAATGCACATAGGCAAAAACGATATGATCCCAAATTAGTAAATGGCAACATAATTCTACCAATAGAACTAACTCGCATATATTTACGATCTTGTGGCGTTTGCCAATTAGTTGTTGGTGTTGGGAAAACACCTAATTGATAGAGATTATAATTGGTGGTTCCACTAACAACAAATTGAATAGAACCAGCTGGAACACCACTCGTAGTATAATTTGTAGATGTTACATAACCTATATTGCTTCCAGTTCCACTAACAAATGCAACATTTGAACCACTGAATACAGTTCCAGAAATTACTGTATTGGTAAAAGAATTATAGAATTGTGTTCTTGCGCTAATTGTTGAATTAGTTGTTGATATACCGGAAGCTGTACCAGATACTTGTACTCCTGTATAGAAATAATAGTTAGTTCCTGAAGTTATTGGGTTGTAACTACCAAACCCTACAGTACCCATATCCGGAGTACCAAATTGAAGTGTATACGCTTGTTTTCCACCATAATCAACATTGGGAATATCAAATCTAAACATAGCAGTATGATTACCACCACTTATAGATAATCCGCTAACTGTTTTGGCTGAGGTGCCCGATACATATATTACTGGAGTAGATGTAATAGTGGTTGTACCAGAAGCAGTCCATAGATCTATTTCACTAAAATTGGCATCGTCGTAAACGAGTTCGTTGTAAGAAACAGGATAGCTTGTTGATTGAATACTGTAAGGAAAACCTAAAAGGTTTCCAGAAATAGAAATAATTGAACTTGAACCAAGTTGACCAATTGTTGTTGCAGTGCAATTAGTTAAAAGATTGTCATTTAAAACCACTGGGTCATTCATTAAAACTTGATTATCGGTAAGGAAACTTTGCCATTCACTGGTTAATGCACCGATGTTAAAACTATTAAATTTTTCAAGAGTTGGTTGCCAATCTACGTAAACTGGTTCTGAAGCATTGAGTACAGCTGCAACGTTATTTTGTTGAACAAAAGCATCAGCATCTACACCTTTTAATTCAGTTGGTAAAATTCTAATATCATCAAATTGTTTTTCATAAAAAGCTGTTAAATATTGAATACCAGTAAAATATGCTTCGTGCCAACATTGATTAATAGTAGTTTGAGTATATGAATGTTGTTGCACGTTCATAAAACGACGTTGCAAAAATTGATTATATGCAACACCATTGTAAGTACCATCACTATTAATAGTTTTATAACTCATAGTTGGATCAATAATGTATGAATTGGTGTTGTTGGCAACTGTTGTTGTATTGCCACCAAGTTGAGAATTGTTTAAAGCACTAAGTTGTGGCCATGTATTGGCATTTGCTATTGTGTTAGATGAAAGACCAAACAACGTTGATGAATTAATGTTGGTAGATGTAATAGTTTGTGGATTATTGTTGTTGCCAATGTGAGAATATTGAACAGAGTTGCCATCAATAATTGCATTTTCAAGTTGGTAATAGTATTCTTCAATACTGGCTGGAAAAACATTAATTGTTCTTGTTATAGAATCGATTGATAAATCATAAGGTTCTGCAATTAATTTAACAAATTCAAATTTAAGGTACGTTGCAGCAACAGGAGGTAATTCATAAATGCCTTTTCTAAGAGTAAAGTCTCTTTGAATTGGTGTCCATGTAAAAGTATCAGGATCTATTGTTCCGCCAAGAGTTCCATTGGTTGTTGCATAAACATTAAAACGACATCCACTGTATAAAGGGTCAATGTATAAACGATTTATAGTTTTGGGTGTTGGATTAGCTGTTCCGTTATCAGCAATACATGCATAGAAATAAACAATAGAGTCACCAGTAGGTTGTGGTGAACATTTCCAATATTTATTATCATTGGTGAATATATTGCTTACAGGATAATTGATATAGTTATAGTCTTCAATAAAACCTAAACGATTTTGAGTAATGATTGCTTGTGAACCATTTGTAACATTAGGCGGTATATCACTTGATTGAATAACTTGCAAATTAACGTGAAATGATTGTACACCAATTGAATAAGCAACATTAGTAAATATACCATTGTTGATAGTTTGAACTGGTTGGTTTCGTGTAATTCTTAAAGAAATAGATCCTAACGACAACGTTTCAGGAGCCATGTATTCTAAGTGTAAAAAATTGTCATAATTAAAAATGTCATTATTGCCATTTACTACAAATGTTGATGACCCTGGCAGTGCTACCCAAGCGTTGTTATCATTGTAATAACCCAATTCTACAAAACATGGAACATTTAAAACTTGAAAACTAACAATATTTAAATCAGTTTCTGTATTAAAATTATAAGTTAATACAACTGGGACGCTGTCTGGTCCACCAAAATCTTGTCTAGAAATCCAACTTGATTCTTGCGTTTGACCAAATTTACCAAAATTATTTTGTCCATTGATAATATTGGAATTTGGGTCAGTGTAGCCATTTTGTAAAACTGCGCCTACAGTATCAATAACGCCAGTTTGTGCATATACTTTGTTGTATACTAATCCATCAATTGTTAACGGTGGTAATGCACCACCTGTTACATAATCTTTTAATGGATCAACGTTATTAGGAAGAAATGGCATTATTGTGCACCGTATAAAGTAGAAGTAACTTGCAATGTAGATTGAGCAACGCTATTGCTAGGTGCTCCATTTCCCTGGGTATCAGTGCAAGTAATGCTAGCAATATTTCCAGTAACATCAATATATGCTTCTTGTGTTTGTAAATGAGAAAAATATGGAGCAGTTACTTTTAAACCATTGATTAACCAATAGCGTGTAGCGGCCCCAGGTGCAATATTTGCTGGTGTTAGAATGTTCTTGGCAGTTACAGTTGGTTGAAGATAAAAATATTCCGAATAACCAGCTGGTTCAGAACCAGAAACAGTTACAGCGGTTAATGGAATTGCAGTTAATGTATTTTGCATAGCTCCAAAACTAATAACAAAATTTGATGGTATAATGTTTTGTATTGTATGTAAAATTGATTGTGCTTTACCTTGATCCCATTTGAATAGATTGCCGTCACTTAAAGGTATAAGAACAATTTCTTGAGCTGAATTTATTTGTGATCTACCATAGCCAGGTGTTCTCCACCCTTCAACTACATAAAATTTTAATCCAGACAGCGCTTCGCAAAGTGTAAGAATTGCCCATAGTGTTGCACCAATTTGATATGCTTCGGCAGCACCCAACAAACGTTCACGATAATTTGCATCTTTACGAACAATTTCTTGCCAATTGCTTTGCAATAATTGATCAATAAATGGATTTGTAGCAAAACTATAAATCTCAGAAGAGATTCTTTGCATGTTAAATATTTGACCAAGTATATTGTCAAGGTTGTCATATTCAATAATTTCTTGGCCTAATCTAGCTACTGTTTGAATGTTTTTTAGTTGTCCAGTACCACTGTTGCCCAGCAATACGGTCATCAAAATAGTTAGATAGTCATTATCGTGAAAAGTATAGACATCTTCTGGAAAGTTAGCAACTTTAGTAGAAAGTGTGGTGTGCTGTGATATCGAAAATAGATTACCAGCCATTAGAACGTACTCGTTCCTACAATCGTGTAAAGGACATTGTTAAGTAATGGCAATTGATTACTTGAAAGAACAAAGTCAGAAGTGTATGAATTTAATATGTTACCATCTAATGCAACTGTGCTAATGTTAGTGATTCTTGCGTTAGAAACACCAGCTACACTTAAAATTTGTGATTGTAAACTAGCAAATGAAACAATAGATAGGTAGTTAAAATTATTAAAATATTGTTTTAACTGATTTGAAATGTTTGCTTGAACATTACTCAAACTAAATCCAGCAGTAAATACAATTCTCACAGTAATAATTAAATTTTGAAAATTAGCTTGGTGCACAAGTGTGTTTACACCGAGTGGCCTGCTTTGCTGAACTAGTGATTCTACATCAACTACATCTTGGTTATAATTGTGTTGATATGATACCCATGCATTATTATTGTTCGGCAATGTTGGAAATCCAGCATATTGTCCGTTAAAACTAGATGTATCCATAGCTAATCCGGTCATTGAATGCACACTGTTCATACCAGAATTAGTAATGTCATAAAGTGGATAAGCTAATGCTTTACCACTAGTAGTGAATGTTGCAATAGATGATCCACTTGACGTAATCATTGTGCTAAGTGTGATTCCACTGCTAGCAACACTTTGAATGTAAAATTGTTGACCAGAAAGAACTGTTCCATCATTTACCAGTGCCAATCCTGGATAAAGGAATGTGTTTGCATTATTAATATTTACAAACATTTGACCAGATATGGTGTTTCCAGATATGGTGTTTCCAGAAATGTCAGTATATGAATAAGGCATTGGCATTACAGTTCCTGTGAATGTAATGTAAGGATATGGATTTAACGCAATTGGATATGTTATACCACTTCCCAACGCAGTATTATATAAAACAAATGTATCGGCAATACCGCTACTTGCTGTACTTAATTGTCCAGGAAAGTTAATCATTGGTTGACGATCAAACGGTATATATATGTCACCAGATGTATAGGTATTTGTTGCAGCTATTTTACCACTACCAAGAACATAATGGTTGCTATCTAAATAAGTAACAGGGTTGCCAGAAGAAAGTGTATAGTTTATGTTAAACACAGATTGTTCAGAAGTTAACCCTGCAGTTGTTCCATTAATAAAAATATCAACATAATTACCACTAGTAATAGTTGTGGATCTACTAGCAGCAGGATTATATTCAGAAATTACTTCAAGAGTATTACCAATAAAGAAACTTGGGTTATAGGCTGGGTTGGCAATTTGTATATAAAGTTGTGGTGAGAATGTTCCACCAACAAGAGTAGTCCCATTGCTATTATAAAAATAATCAGAATTTGGTGTAGCAATTACTGCAGCCGCTGAGTTTAAGTTAAAACCAATTAGTTCATTGCCTTGTGGGTATACATAACCACTAAATGTATTGTTGAATGATTGTGTGCCAGAAGCACCGATATCTGGGTTTAAACTTCTAACATATTCCGTATATGTTGTGCCACTGATTGTAATAGCACCACTGTTAGTAGTACCTGAATATAGTGTTGTTCCACTGCCAATAGTTAAACGATATGGGTTTGGAGCGCCAAGAATTACATTAAGTCCACCAGAAATTGTATTGCCACTTGGTGTGCAAGTAACTGTAACATTGTTAAATGGAGCTACTCCACTAATCATTGCTTGTAGTCCAGAAGCTAATGCAGTGCTATTTGTGCTTGCTGCAAAACCGCTATATGCAACTAAGTTGGTTCCAGTATAAGTTGTACCACTAATAACATTGGTCATTCCACTATAGGCAATCATTTGAAAAGTTACGTTATTTGTTGTGCCACCGCTGATAGTTGCTTGAATGGTAAGTTGTTCGTCATAGAAAACTTGCGTACCAAAGGCATTTGCAGTAGTTACATTAGGGTCTTGATAAGCAGTAAGAATATACTTACCGTTTGTTCCTGTAGTGTTATTGAATGCTGTAGCTTGCCATCTTGAACGTAGTTGTGAATCGCTTTCAGGATCTGCACCACTATTCATTGGTGCTAAATTAGTTACGCCAGTAACACCTATTAAAGTTGTTGCTAAAGCACTGACAGTATTGCCTGGTACGTTGGCAAATACTCCAGGGAGTGAAGAAATCACAGGAACACTAATTGATGTTGCACCAATTGGTATAATTGCTGGTGCAGTGGTAGAATAGTAAATTGGTACTATGTAATTGTTACCAACTGGTACCGCAACTTGGGTTCCTAGTGGGATATTAATAATACTGGTTGCTGGAGCGTTAGTACTGAAAGTTACTGCTCCCACAGCTCTTTTACCAAGCTGTCGATAAACACCAAATAAATTGCAGAATGTGTCTAGATCGTTACCAGCTTTAGTGTTAATATCATAACTGTACGTTTGTAGCGTAGAATTATTATTGGCGTTGGCAATTTCTTGAGCAACTGATTCAAGAATTTTATAGGTAGCACTACCTACACTTATGTCCCATGATGGGTCATAAGTTGATAAAGCAGCTTGTAATCTTGAAAGTACTCCGGTAGCGTCAGCCATTTTGAACAGTAACTCCGTTTGCGTTGATTGATGTTAATAAAGTAACTAAGCTACCAGTAAGTGTTTCTATAACAACTGTGGCATCTATCTGTGTGCCATTGTTGCTATTTACTTGAGCTTTAACTGAAACGATCTTTTGTATGATTTCGTTTTTATTCCAATTGGCTAATTGAGCAGAATTTTGTGATTTTTGTAACGACAAAATTTGTTGGCCCTGGTATAACTGTAACACTCTTAGTATTTCATTTTCAACACTACTAGCGCTATTAACTGCTTGCGACGTTCCAATCATGCCTGGCAACAAACTACCAAAACCAGGGGTAGTAAACCCAGTACCCAATGGTTCTTTAAGCCACAGTTCGATGTCCTGGGCTAACTTGTTTGAACCAAAGGAAAATTGTAATTTTCCATTAACTAGGTTTATTGTTCCATTGCTAACTGTAATCGTCTTCATAGTATCTTAGGCAAAATAAAGGGTTTTATACATTAGTACTTGATAATCTTGGTAACTACGGCATATGGTTGCATGTTATTATGGCCAGATCCACCACCAGTACCGCTAGAAGTCATAGTTGCCGCTGGAACGGAGAAACTCATGGCATTTTGAGTAATCGAACCACCTACGGACAATGTTGGGATACTTAATGCAGGAATTGACAAACTAGGTACTGTATGGGTGTGACCAGCGTCATAAATACCCGTATAAGCAGTTGCTGTAGAGGTGGCCTGCGCTAATCTGGAGGCACCACTTCCATAAGCAAAAGCACCACTACTATTGTTAATAATAAAGTTGTAACTAGGTCCATTATGAACGTGACCAGGGTCTTGAATGTTTGCAGCAGTACTTCCCGTATTTCCAGTGCCTGTAGTGCCAGTTCCTGTAGATCCAGCTGAGGTAGATAAACTAAAACTTGCTGATGCTGTTCCTGTATTTCCACTATAACCAGAGTAAGTTACAACGTGAGTGTGACTAGGGATTTCTGTGGTTAAAAGTATATGATTCTCTTCACCACTAACTGCTGCTAAAGTTCTATTTGTAAGACCAGTTCCAGAACCTGCGCCGATAGATACTCTTCCTCGCATATCTGGTACGTTAAAACTAGTGCCTGATCCACCCCATGCATAGCCAATAGCAGCAAATAAGTTAGCATACGTAGTTGTTGAATAACTGGATCCATCACACAACAAGAAACCTTTAGGAGCTTTTAAACCAGCAAAATCCATCATCACGCCAGGAGGGGCTTCGGCAATAATTAAATTAGATATATCAATCCCATTAACGACTAGGTTGCCACTTACAGTTACATTGTTAAGGCTGCTAGTTACCGGTGATGGCAATGGATACGTACTATCAATTTGACGTGTATTGGAATCAAACAAACCAGCATATAGATATAATCTGTATAAAGTTGTTCGTTTTTCTACCCACCAAACTTGATTCTGTTGAATTTGATCTAAAACAACACCAGCTGGTAATGCTTGTAGGTCAATTTGATATTGAAAACCGCTACCATCAAAACCAAGACAATAGTAATTTTGAGAAGCACTGTTTGTATCACTAAGAGGGTGTAATTGTGGACCACTAGTTAATGTAATTTTTCTTACACCTGATTTAGTGTCATATTTCTGACCTGTCACACTCATGATATGAATTCCAATCCATAGTGCATAACTGTTCCATTTTTCATAGGAGCGGTCATTGTTGCTTGTGTGGTAAAACCACCACTGCGGTCACCATTGTGGGTTACAGATACACAATAGAATTGGTATTGATCTTGACCACCATTTTCATTATCTAAATTAACAACAACTCTCATACCTGGGTAAAGTTCAGGCATAAAAGTAAGTGTTACATTACTTGTAAATTGGTTAGCCCATTGTTGCATAAAAGTTTGTAAACCAAAAAAGTATTCCAAAGCATGACTGTGGATAACATTGACTTCTTGTGGAAATGGTCGAATACCATATCTTTGTAAGAAATTAAGAGCGATTTGAGCGTTCTGTTGGTCTGTTGACGTGTTACCAACTTTGGTACCAAACAAAAGTTGCATAGTAGTAACATCTTGAATACTAACAATACCTTGCGTACTCATATAGTCAACAATGTTAATAGATTGACCAATACCAGAAGTATCACCAATCACTGCTACGTGGGTAACGAGTGCATCGTCATTGTGATAAATTTGAAAGTCTATAATTTCAATATCACATATTTCCATTACAGGATCCATACCATAAACGCCATACCAGTCAGGAAACCATGCAACAAAGTCTCCATTAGGAGCACTCATATAAGTTCTTAAACCAGCTTGTACAACCTGGTGTAAATCTTGCATCAATGGATTATCTAATATAAATGCTTGTGGAGTACCTTGAATGGTAGAAGCAGTAATGTTATAGTTTGGTGAAATCCATTCAGTATTCCACCCTTGAATATCAGTAACCAATGTAGAAGTTTCTGTAGTGTTGTAATTAGAGTTGGCAGATGTACTTGGTACTGTTACAGTTTGTTTAAATGATTGACCCCAACCTGGATGCAATGTCAAAGGTCTGCGAGCACCCATGTATGTCATACCCCAACCCTTAGGTGAACCACCATCTTTGATATCTGACCAGTAAATTGGTGATTCTCCTACAGGTTTGCCGTAAGTAGACGATTGAATCATCGTTCCTTGACCTTTTTTACCACTAAAAGGTTGTGAAAGAATTGTTACGTGACCCGGTTGTCTATTCCCATCACTAGGAACATTCCAAAACAATAAATCACCAGGTTGTGGCATTTGATTGGGAGGAACCCATAAACCACATCGGTTGTTATCTGAGTTGCTACCAGTACCAAATTGTGTATATGTATTACCACCAATAGTAATACCAATTTGTCGGTAAGCCCATTGCAGTAGACCAGAGCAGTCAAACCATCCACCAGAATGTGTATAAGGGTTGTTTGGTGTTTCTCTATAATGAGGTCCACTGGTATCTTGACTATATTGAGCACCAAATTGTTGTCGCAAATAATAATTTAATGCATCAACGGCGCTTGTAAGAACTTGAGAAGTTACATTGTTTTGTGAGTTGATACCAAGGTATGACTGAGTATTGGTTACTGTTGATTGTTGAATTACATTTTGAGGTCCTGGTTTAGATACTTGTGATTGATCAGCCCATGATATTTCAATATAAGAAAAATCAACACCAACTTTATCAGTCCATTTGGTTGGATCACCAATGGCAGCGTTTAAGTAAGCAACAACACCTGGGTGACATTGAACATAGTTAACGTTAGGATCTGGTACAATTGAATTATTTTGATAAAGCAAATTTCCATTTTTATCAACTTTTTGTGTTACGCCAGTTGCTCTAAGCGCAACAACCCTATGAGTTTTTGTGTTAGTGAGTAGTAATATTCTTCCACTATATTTGTTGTCTTTACTATAAGCATTATTAGAAATCCAACTTTTAGCATTGCTAACAATTGTTGAATCAGTACTATTAATATAAGAAAACGGCAAACTACAATAATAAATATCTTGATTAGTAGCATCGATGTTTACTGGATTAAGTGCATTTGGTCCGGGAAAATATTGTTTATTTCTGCTGTTGATAGATGCAGTTTTTAATGCTACAGCTCTAGATACACTAAAACTTGTTCCTACACCACCATCTGGTGCAGCAGTATCTTTGACAGTTTGTTGTTTTCCGTAAACGTATTTTTGATTAGAAATACTTTGACCACTGGTGATATTGTCAACACCAACAATTGTAGATATAGTTTGCACTGCACTTTGGTTAAGTGTGCTATTATAAATATCTTGGTTTTTAGCAATGCTACCAGCTAATTCAAGAAACTTTTGAGGAACTGGAGCAACATGAATTCTACCGAGATCCCAGCCAGCTACTTTTGTCAATAAGTTAACAATAACTTGCGATACACCACCATCATTTAGGGTTGCATTGCTACTGGCAGCAGTGCTATCCATATAGTTAAGCAACAATGATTGGTATTCTAGTAAAGTGTCATCCCAGTATGTTTGCTGGAGGTTTCTTAATGTGCACGCTGCTTGGATTTGAATGGGTGTAGGAACCAATGTTTCAATAGGTGCTAATGTTACATAACCTGTAAAAACTTGTACAAAATTAGTTCTTTTAAGAAATACCGTAATTTTATCCATGGTATTGATTACACGGTTATATTTACGTCTTGGATTGGCAAGCGTACAGTTAAATGTACTAACTGCATTTAAATTGCGAGTAACTTGAAAATTAATAATATCATCAGATACATCAATGACGCCATTTTTCATTGTACTAATTGTACAACTAATATCTGGCGTATAGGTAAAAGTACCCGCGTTGTTTATTCCCATTAGTTTGGCAATCCTTGAATTAAATTAGTGCCAGAAGCTAATGTATTTACATTTATCCAATTAGATCCATATGAATTTTGCGTAGCAGCAGTTGGTGCATACGTTGTAGATACGTTAATTTTTGTTGTTGAATTTTTATAAGAAGCAAGATTAGAAGCAGCAATACTACTATTGTTCGGATTAATCACTATCATAGTATAATTGGTAGTATAGACATTTTGAAATCTAATATAGTTTTTTTCTACCTGTTGTATCCATCCGCTATATTTTAAAGAAGGCAATGGATTTTGACTAATAAGGGTATTGTAAATTGGTGAACTAATATCACTATTGTTGTAGTAATTCAATACCATTGGGGTGCTAGTACTGCCATTGACAAGGGATTGTTGGTGTTTGCGAATAGTATCTTGAAAATACTGCATTTTACCAAAACCATCTTTTGGATCAAAATTTTCAAACCCAAGATCAACAGTTTTGTTATTGGCAACCAACGGCCATGTCACTGAAAATTGAACTGATGTTTCACCACGACGGATTGGCATCCAACTAACCCCATTACGTGTTTGTCCACTGTTGAACTCAGTAAATGAAGACGTTGAAAAAGTTTGCATCCATATTTCGAATGTAACGCTTTTGTGCCCGTCGTATAGTGTTACTGTTGCGTTCCCAGCCATTGCTGCCAACTTTCATTGCTGCTAGTATTAGTAACTTCATGCATCATTCCTGTACTGCTCCATGCCATTCCGTTAAAAGTTACGGTTTGTCTTCCTGGTTGTACAATGGGATTAGATATTTTGCAATTAGAATATGTGAAATCTTGTATCATTGTTATTTCCCTGCTAAGCTAAAATTAACCGTGTTAGACGTAAAACCAATATAATTTGCATTAAATCCAACACCATTAGTAATTCTATTAAGTGCATCATTGACTATGGCAGTAGATAGCTGTGAACTACTGTGGAGGTCACCATCTACTTCAAGGGCCATGTTATACATATAAGTTACAGTATCAACACCCCAACCTATTTGCATTTGTTCTAGCCATACATTCATAGTGATGCCTTGACTAGAAACGTTTAAAGTCATACTAGTTTTTTTCATGTTTTGGTTATCTTGCATAGTTTTAAATTGACTATACAAATTCAAAAGTTTTTGTCTGCTGCCAGCTTCTCCTTGCAACATAACTGTGTTAACTCTGGTGGATAGTAACTGTGTTACGCGTCCACCAATTGTACTATAACTACTTGTATTCATTTGATACGTCCAAGAAAGACTATTTACATTGAACGGAAAACTGTATGTTATTCCTGTTGTATTGTCAGTTAAGGTCGCAGTTTCGTACTTATTGTCAAACTGTGTTGCCATTTTTATGCACCACTTGGATTATTTAAACGAGCACTAGGGCTTGTAAGTGCAGCAGCTGAACTTTGTACTGTTGCGGAAATAATATTTTGTAGACCAGGTGCTAGGTTCACTTGAACAGTAACTCCATTAGCAGTTGTTGCAGAGGAAGATCCTCCTGCTCCCAATCCTGTTGCATTAAATCCAGTAGAATTCAAAGATTGTGTTAGATTCGTACTGTCTAGCATTGTAGAGTTAGCTGGCACGCCTTGTGTTCCTGTTCCTGGAGTTCCCAGTGCAATATTAGACGTTCCGGAAGATCCTGACAATCCTTTAGCTTGTTGAATTATAGTGAATGCCCAGTTAATAGCTTGTAGTGGTGTTGATACATTGGTAACACCAAGTTGCGGAAGAATAATACCTAGCTTAATAGCATATGGATAAAGATCTTTAATCGATTTAATATTGTTTACAGGAATACCTAGGTTTTGTAGCAATCCTATCATTGCGTTAGATTGGTATTTTTTGGCTTGAGTAGAAGTCAATGTTTCAGCTTTTGCAAAAGCATCCATGAAAGAAACACCAGCTTGCTGTGCAAACAATGCAGTACCCAGTGTAGTACCCATGAGTTCTTGACCAGTCATCATTGCATTTTGATTGATTTGGTTGCCAGCACCAAATGCTGCTGCTTGTCTACCCATTCCCACAGACGCTTGTGTATTATAACCAAGACTTGCTGCAGTGGCTGAACCAGTTTCATAAGCTGCCATAGTATATTGAGATTGAGTATTACCAACTTGATTACCATAAAGACGTGCTTGACCCCCGCCAGTTGCATATTGGTTAAGATTCATACCATAAGCCAATGCTGTATTTGATAATTGTTGAGTTTCTCCGTGACTTAAACCATATTGAGTTTGCATTGTATAGTCAACGTTTTTATAATTAGTTGCAGGACCACCCTTTAAACCAAGTTGATTAGCTGCGTATTGAGCAGTAAGAGCATCTGTAGGGCTGTATGTCATTCCACCACCGTGGTTTGGATCCATAGAATATAAGAAATTTTGTGCTTGGTAGTTTAATGCATTTCCACCATTCCATGGCATGTATTGTGTTTTTCCACCAGTCATATTGGCAATTGCTTGAGAAGGATAAGAGATATTGGATAGAGCTAAGTTTTGCCCACCTCTTATCATGTTGTAAGTACCAGCTGCACTTGATACATTAGCAGCAACTTTCATAGCAGTAGCACTCTGTGTTAAACGTTCCACGGTTGTACTAAGTTTGTCTAATACAGCTGTTTGTTGTTTAGTAAAATCTGTATCATTTGGGCCACTTTTTCTATTGGCCACACCACTTAATATTGAACCAACTTGACTTAATAAACTATTCATTCCAGGTATTACTCCAAGTGCGCTTTGGCTTATTTGGTTCATTCCACCTTGGATTGCTGTTGAAGTAAGTGCATTGTAATTGCCATTATCTAAAGCATTTTGAGCTTGGTTACTAAATCCACCTCTTGCATCAAGCAATGGTTGCATAAGGTTTCTTGGAATTTTATTAGATATTTGACCAGGCACTGGACGAGGTGTTTGGTGTCTTGAAAAACCATATGTACCAATATCATTGCTATATTGACTATTGCCAGCACCGGTTGTTCCAAATGGAGTATCATTCATTGGATCTTCTGAATCATCAAAAGCACCAAAAGATGTTCTTGTTGTTCCTCCACCTCCACCTCCACCTCCACCAAAACCGTTTGAAGTACCAAGGTCTTGTTCTCTTGGTGTAATGTATGATCGTTTTCCAAAATAACTAGGTTGGTTGTAGTCAGAAAACTGCGAAGACATTGCTCCAGGTGAATTAAAAGGATCAGATTGTTGTTGACGCGTTTGATTAGCATAAGCAGCGTATGAAGTTGGACTAGCAAGTGGGTTAGAAAAACCTTGTGGACCACCAGGTGCGTATCCGTCAACACGACTCATAAGCAAACTAACACTGTTAGAATTACCCATAATTTGGTTGATTGTTTGGAGACTACTACGAAGAGTGCTATCGTTGGCATCAATTGTAGATGATATTTCTGTGAGCATTGTTTTTATACCCGACAAAACTTCATCTTTAAGATTTAATTTTGTTCGCAACTCATCAGCTTTGTCGATGGTAGATGTCATTGCATCATTGATAGCATCCCAAGAAGAACGCATATCTTTGGTGATGCCAGCAAGGCTTGACCAGCTTGACGCAATGGGGCCAGTATTATCTGGGAACTCAAATTCTAACTGTATCGGATCTGCCATTATTCATCACCTCCAATCTCGTCTAAGTTAATGCCACCCAATGCACTAAGGAAATCCATTTGTGCAACAGGTTCATTGTCCATTTCTTTAAGCTGTTTATCAATGTCGCTGAACATATTGACCAGCTCAGCAGCTTCTTCAATGCTTTCAGGTGCCATCCATTTGACATTCTGATTTCCACTGATTTCTTGCTGTTCTTTATTCTCTATATATTCTTTATACAAAGAAGGATTATTAATAAACATCATTTGTTCAAATTTTGCCGTCTCAAATTCAACTTCTTCTTCTTTGTGGCGACGAACAACAACAGAAAGCATGGCTTCTTGAATTTGATTCAAGTCAGCTTGATTTAAAATACCTTTAAGATAAGCTAATTCGCTCATCTCAATGATATAAGGATCTACTTTCCACCTTTTGGGGTATCATTTTCCTCTTCCGTTTGCTCAAATACACTTTGAGGAACAAGAGGTTCAATGATGTTTAACTCTTGGAGCAACATAATAACTTTGGTTTCCAACATATCAATTTCTTCATAAAGAATATCAATAACGGTGTCATACCAATTGTTAACAATGTACTCGTACTTTTGTCTAATGACATTAATACCCTTGCTTAGAGGGATCATGTCACGGCCATCAACGCTTACAAGGCCAGCTGCTACTACAGAAGCCTTATAGGCACGACCATAACCGATAGTTTCGATAAATGGTTTAGCCAACAAGCTAACTTCTAACTTTTCGTTGACCGTTAACGTCCGTACCACAAACTTGTGATATGGAATTCGGTCTACTTCCTTTTCCAATTTGCCAAGAAACAGCAAACCTTCAAATTCATCTTTCCATTCTTCAGGGAATGAATCAATCCCCTTACTTTCGGTCTGGGAGAGGTCTTCAATCTCCCATCCGTTTTCAATGTCTGTTGTCATTTTACCTTTGGATCTAGGGCCTTTCGGCCTACCAGTTGATTTAACTAGTTTTTGTTAAGCACTCGGACGTAAGGCTTCTTAACCTTACGGCTACGGATGTCAATTGTTGCGAAGAATTGACCGTTAGTACCTGAAGCAGGAGCAGTAAGAACTGTACCTACAACATTGTTGGCAAGAGCAGTACCAGTTACAACACCAAGGCTGCTTACAGAGGCAGTAGTGTTAGTTGGAACAGCAAGGTAACCAGCGTTGCTTGAACCGCTTACAGCAATTGTTGCACCAACAGCTACACCAGAAGCAACGGCAGCCTTAGGGCAAGTACCTTCAATTTGAACAAATCCAAAGTTACCAGCTGGGATGTTAACTAGAGCAATTCCAGCAAATTCACCAGCCTTAGTACCAACAGTAACAACGTTACCACCTGTACCAGAAAGTGTTGTGTTAACACTTACAGGGTAGGAAGTTCCAAGACCATCAGCCTTAACTAGCAAGCTGATACCAGAAGCAGTTGAGATGTAACGGTTGTTGTAGTCCTGCCATACAGTAGCCCAACCACCAGAGATGGTAGAAGCAGTACCGTTGTAAGCAAGTGCAAAACGTGAACCGTCTGGACCAATGAGGGTGACGCTTGTGGCATCACCAGATAGGGTTGCATTAGCAAATTGAACACCAGTGTTAGTGCCATCTTCTCCACCAGCTGAGTAACCCTGAGCAGCAAATCCAGCAAGGCTGAATGCTGTAGGAGTTGGGCTTACGCTAGTGAGCAGAGTAAGTGGACTAATCTGGGAGTTAATTCCAGTTGAACTTTGAGCAGGTACGTAACCTGTAGTTGCTGTAGTTGTGTCCAGATTAACTGAAACAACGCTAATAACATTCTGACGAGCACCTAGGCTAATCTTTGAGAACGTCTCAGCGTCTACTACATATTGGACTCCAGGGATCATCTTGCGGTGATCCGGGAGAATAGCTTGTCCAACACCGGCTTGGAGTTGGATTACAAATGAACGTGCAGACATTTTAAGTTTACCTTTCTTAGAGCAGTTCTTTTCTTGAACGATACGTGATTGTGATAATTTTTGGGATTGTCATTGTACCAATTTGAATCATTTCATCAATGGTCACATTGGTAACGACACAGCCCTGGTACACAATCTTGCGCTGAGTACCGTCAGGCTTGTTGATGACCTTGATACAGGTTACTTCACCCTGTGCCAACTGGGCCTTGAAAACATCAAGGAGGTCACTAGCAGTAGTAAAGTTACCACCAAGTTGAGCCCAGACTTCCGCATTCCATTGTTCCAAGAATGTAATTTCCAGTGCTCCAGCATTTAGAGCAATTGGCAATGCGATTTCAATAGGATATGGAGAATCGAGCGGTTGAATAGGTTGTGGTGTGTTTACAGGCTGAGGAGCGCGTTCGTTGATTACCTGTGCGTAAATCAATGGTTGTCCATTGTATACGAACGCTGTATATCCTCCACCTACACGGAATGTAGACTTTGCCATTTTTTCTCCTAGTAGACTACAAAGTTACTCTGAGCATTCTGAGTAATTACAGTACCAGTCTGAGTGTTTAGACTCATTGAAACCTGGATGTAGTTAATCGGATATGTCGGAGCATATTGGAATGTGACGTTTACGGTTGTTGGTGTAGCTGGGTTGAGCGACAATGCCAAGTTTTGGTAAGCTTGGATAAGGCCATTGCTCAATTGGTTGGTTAGTGTAGCTTGCACTGTTCCTAGAACAGCTGCTGAAGTAACATTAGTCAACGGACCACCAACAAGGCTGCTGTTAACAAGATCATTCTTTACAGCTTTTGCAAGTTGATCGCCAATAGCATTGATAGAAATTTCTTGAGTTACCCATGAAGTTGTATTTGTGGTTAAACCTTGGTAAACCCAGAAATTGTTATCGCGCTTTTGTCTTACAACAGTAACACCATAAGTTAGGTAGTTTGTAGCTGCATCAATATCGCTAATTTGGTTAGGAATTGCATTGAAACCATTTACAGTTTTGTTAGTAATTGGTGTTGCTACGGTTGGTTGACCAGCAAATAGACCAGCTAGAGCTGCTGAAACATAGTATCCTGGGATATTAAAGCTTGCAGTGCTCAAACCAGTAGTTGGGTTAAAACCAGGGTTATAGTTAATTACTGAAGGGTAAGATAGAGTAATCCTTGTACTATTGAAACCACTGGCCAATGTTTGCATTTGTGTAGCATTAACTCCATTAGCAGTACCATCTACACCAACAAATGCACGTTGTAGAATTCCATAGCTAAACTGATTATTCAAGTAAGAATTAATTCCACTGGCAACTGTACCTGCACCATAAGGAATAATTTGGCCAGCAGTGGCACCGCTTGTGCTAACGAATGAGTAAAGTGGAACAATAACATCAACGCCAACTAGGTTCATCAAGTAAGTTGGGTCACTTGTAGTTCCGCTGGTTGCAACAAATACACGTGCCCAGTCATTATATTGAGCAGGTCCAGTACCTGAACTTGCAATTCGAGCAACTGGCATAACACTTACTGTGCTAGCGCCATTCTGGAAAGCAAATTGAGCAGCTAGAACAGCTGGGTTAAGAATAGTTGTACCACTAACAGCTGCACCAATAGCGTTTGTAAGGCTATTGAAACTGTAGTAAGTACCGTAAGCACCCCAGTTGTGTCCGTAGGTAATGCCTACTTGACCACTTGGAAGAGCAGTTCCACTAGCACTAACACCACTGGTAGTAATGTAGCTCCATGGTCCACCGCTAGGTGTAGAAATATTAAAATTAACACCATAAGTACCGGTAACGGTAGTAGATCCACTTACCCAAGTTACTGTGTAACCAGAGTAGGAAGCATATGTTCCAGTTGATGTTGTGTTAACCATTGGAGTTGTAAGTTGACCAATAGTAATACCGCTGGCTGAAACAACGCTATTAAATGTGTCAGTAGTAGAGCCTGGTGTAGGCTGGTCAGCAACAATAGCAATGGTGAGGTTGTTGTTGGCGACAGTAGTTAATGGCGCACCCGACTGGGTTACATAAACTCCCGGCGTAACGTAATTGGTAATAGGCATACATTCTCCTTCACGGTCTTATGCAGAATCTGCGTAGTTTTACAACACTTCTTTTGATAGTTTTATTAAGCGATTGGGTACCAAGGCGTCCCCGGCTGGTATAGAGAAGAAACAGACGGGTAATATGGAGTTCCAGATGCAATAATTTTGGTAATTTGTGGTACGGTGTAGTCGTATTTTGTAGCATAAAAATCGCCAATACAGTTGATACGAATACTGGCTTCATAGGTTAATTCTTCAGGACTAAAAGGGGTTCCTGCGCTAATGCTGTCACCCAAGTTTGTATATGTACTAGGCAACAATGTAAGTCCAACCAAAGAATTGTTGTAAATACTGTTATAAAAAGCAGAGCTTCCAGCACTTCCTTGACCCATAAGAATAAGGTTTGAAACGCTATCCATTAATCGGTCACGTTCTTCAGAGTGCATAGCCATAATTTGAAGGTCAATGTTGCCTTCAAAATATCCTGATCGATCTACGTTTGTACCAGAGTACGTGGTTCCGCTAATAACGATTCCACTTGGAGCAACAGAATAAACATCAGGATTAAGACCAAACCATTGGACTTTATTTGCTCGAAAATGAACAAGGATTGTTGGCCATGCTACTAACTCTTGCGGATACTCGATAGTTATACTATTTGGAGTAAGATCAAGACTTGTATCTGATGGTGTACCAATATGGATAGCGTTAAACCCTGCATCCAGAGCTTCAACTATGGCTGTTTTAACTGCTGTAATAAACATATTAAGCTATTCCTCTACCATATACAACCATGCTTACATCATTCTTTAGTCTTGTTTGAAGTAGCATTTGAACTAAATTTTCAGATCTTACGGTTCTACACCATTCGTCTACGCTCATTTGCAATGAACGTTGAACAAAGTTCAATCCTTGCTTAGATGGATACATCCATTCTGGTTTTCCATCAGTTATTCTTCCACTCTTAGCTGATCTATTGATTACCGGAACTTTTCCAATAGTGTCGGAGCTTGCTCTACGAAAATATAATGTCCCACCAGGACTTCTTACAGGAATAATTTTTCCTGCCAAGTTTTCCATTGGGTGTTCTTTAATACCTTGGTCCAAATCAAGCATGTAATCTCGATCGTCTGGGAATTGCATACCAATGATTCCAATACCCCAATATGGTGTAAGGCTTGTAAGACCTTCACCAGTTTTACGTGGTCCAATAATTTGAGCAATTTCCACAGCTCTACGAGAAATCTGTTGTGTAACAGACTCTGGAACTGGTACCATTTTGTCTAATTCGCTCATATTACCGGTACGTTATAGTAGGGACTACTTGGGAATACATTTTCCAAAGTACATGTTTGATTTACATATGTCGTTGTGTTGTAACTAATTCCAGGACCAGTGCGAATGCTTTGTGGAGTAACTGCACTAACTTGGAAACGTTCACCAAGTGAAGTTGGTGTTCCTTGATTCCACTGGTTTACACGTACAACTAGGTCACCGGTTCTAATCTCTGGATACCAGCTTAATTGGACTTGTGGGTTGTTCTTCCAGAATTGCCCTGTAGTGAGGTTAGAACGGATTTGAGGGGTGTCTGCGGCCAACATATAGAGGTGGTAGCAGACGTTCTTAAAACCGCCTGTAAACGTGGTTCCAAAGCAGTCTGGGCAGTAACTATTGCCAGTCTGACGATAAACACTGCTAACACGACTTTGGACGCTTGCAGTAGGCTGAGAAGGGTTTGGACTATCTTGGCAAGTTAGACAATAAGTAACTAAACCAAGGGCAGCATCTTCTGCACGCCAAAGTTGACGAACAATAATTTCTTCTCCAAACCACTGTAGGGTTTCATCGTGGAATCTTTGTTGATTGGTTTGTGCCCAAATATCCTTCTGTTTTACAACAAGAAGTGGACTTTCAACTTGATAATTAAGTCCTGTACCCGTACCTGATACTACTGGACCTGGCTGTGGATCAATACCTGACACACTATGCTCCACCCATGTTTACAGCAGCGTACTGGAAGTGGGGACGTGCTGGGTTTGTGAACATGCGTGGGATAAGGCCACCAGCAACAAGAAGGCTTCGCTTAGATCCAACCATGTATTGACGCTTCATCTGACGAAGTTGTTTATCAGCAACTTCTTTGTCAAATAGGTAAAGTTGCCACCAACGGTTGTAGTAGTCTCTACGGTCCATCCAGGCAGCATTCATACCATTTGGAGTAGGCTGTTCGATGTAGTTACGAGCAATGTGCTTTAGAAAGTGAGCATACGTCTGTGTAGCCAATACCCCGTAATAAGTAGTTGGGAATGGTACAGTAGCATTCATACCAACTTCGTAGGCTGGACTAAAAATAGGTTGAAATTCAAAGTTAATATAGTCCATAGTTTCGTCTTGCATAACCATAGCTACTTCTTCATACATCATAAAACCACTTTGTTGTAGTTCTTGCAAGTATGGTCCACCAGAAGTACTGTCAAAACTTTTGTCTAATCGGTGAACAATGTTGGTAACCATTTGACGAGTTTGAGTATCTAGATTGCTCCAATAAGGCATTTGATCAGTAATAACAAAATTATCTTGATATTTTCTTGGACTTCCATTAATAGAATAGTTCCAGATAACAGTGTAATTGCCTTGGATTGAAGTCTGGTTTGAATTTAAAGTATATTGATACGTACCCAAACTTTCATAAGTAGCTTGTCCAGAAGCTAAAACTACTACTCCATTGTCAGAGTTCGTAATATTAAGCCAAACGTATTGATTATCAGGATCTGATAAAGTTCCGCTGACATACGTTGTTATACCAACTGGTTCTGCAGCATATTGTGGTATTGGGCGTTGTCTCATTAATTAAGCTTACGCTACAGATCCAATATAGGAAAGTGATAAATAAGTAGTTTGTGGTCCTGAAGTTCCTGAGCCAGTGTAAACAAATGTACCTGATGCTGCAGCATTATAAGCAATTAAATTGACTGACCATCCAGTATTTAAATAAACAATATCTGATAATACAATAGTTTCAGGGTATAATCCAGCAGTACCACTAGGAGCTAAATAGTTGTTGGCAGCAACATAATAGTTAGCGTAAACACTGCTATTATTATAAACAGCAACTTGAACACCATAAATACCAGCAGTTAATGGAGCACTGTTGGTATTTGAACTAAATCCAACGGATGCATTGATCTGATAATAACCATCTATTGGTACAACTAATTTACTGCCACTAAAAGTCACACCACCATTTGTAACTCCATAGGTACCAGTAACAACTGTGGTTATATTAGTGTAAGTGCTTCCAGATATAGCGGTTGGAGCAGCAGCATACATTCTTCCAAAAGGAACGTTATAAATTCTTGTATTGGTATAAGCAACGGTTGAACCAAGCAAATAATTAACATTGCCGCCCCAGTTGGTTGTTCCACTAACATTAAGACCACCAGTACCACTTAGCGATAGAGTGCCCGTAGCAGTAAGGTTTGAAACGTCAAAGTCAGTAGGTGTAGGACCCGCTACCCATGGAATGTTTGTTCCAGTGATAGCAACGGTTCCCTCGGCGCCTCTCTTAATAACTTGAGCAACGCCAGAAGTAGTTGTAGGTCCAATGTAAACAATTTCTGCATTTGTAGTAGCACCATAATATCCAGGATTAAGGGTAATAGCCATGTATTGCCCTGCTGGAATTGAAAGATTAGGGAATCCAGTGCCAGAAATTGTCAAAGAACCCGTAGAATTTACGGTAGCAAGTCCTGAATAGAAATTAGCACGATAACGTGTAGTCATTTATCCTACTTTGTTGGTGGAATGTGAGAAGAGTGTGCATTAATTGCACTTGTGTTGAAGCGTAGGTAGGTCTGTGGTTTGCGACCATCCTGATTGACGTGGCAGTACGAAGGGTCGCCCTGTTGTCCATGGGACACCGTAAGGGGGTTTTTAGCGTTAACACCTGTTACATCTACAATAAGTGCTGTGTGTTCGCCAGTGCCACCACCGTAAACAATAACATCGCCAGGTAGAACATCTTTAAGATCGATCTTTTTTCCGTGAGAAAGAAGAGTTCCAGTGTAACCAGTGTGGTTGTAGCTTTGACCATTAGGATCTGGTGCTCCAGCCCAATTGTAACAGAGGGTCACAAAACTTGAACAATCGGCATTAACTGGCAATTTACCTGGGCGGTTAATATTACTCATGCGAAGTGGCCCTTGGGTATAGTTAAATTTAGCATGGTTGGCAGCAGCCCACTTAGCCCAAGCAACAATGTTGTCTCTTACGTCGGTCATGATTATTCCTTTATATTCCTATAGACTACGGTAGATTTAGCTAGGTACTACATCTTCCCCAGAGTTATAAAGAGGCTCAGAATAAGGTGCTGTTTGGTCATTTTCGGTTGCGTGGTCACCGGCAACATCTACATTATGCGGTGTAACATAGAAATTGACTTCGTTGATAGGCTGGACTTTACCAGATTCTACAGAACGTACGTTTAAGATTCTGCTAAGACCATAACGGATAACCCCAACTGACGTGGCAATGGCTTTTCTAACCCTAGTAATGCTCTTAGTTGTACCAATTTGGTAAGTCATAGTAACTTTTGAAACTCTATGTGCTCCCTTAACTCTAGTTACTGAAGCCATGACAGGTTGCATTGCAGTTGCTTTTTTAATAACACGACGTTTATTTGATGTGGTAATAAGCCTGATTGTTGTTGCTGTGCTTTTTCTAATAAATTTGTTAATTTTGCCAATTTTAATTAAATTAATAGCAACAATTTTTATATTAGTTGATCGAGCTTTTTTGACACGAACCAATGAAACAGCTATAATAGAAGACAAACGCTTGTGAATAGCAACTTGTGTATCTTTAATAATGATGGTTGCTACAATTTTAGCAACTCTAATCTTTGATGCTTTTTTATTAGCAACAATAAGGTTGCTAGTTGTTGCAGCACTTATACGTTTAAATTTAGAAAATTTAGTTAATTTAACTAAATTAGTTGCAAAAACTCTAATATTTGTTGAACGGTTTTTCTGTGTTGTTGTCAATTGAACAGCAATAACAGAAGACAACCTCTTGTGTAAAGCTAACCTGACATCATTGGCTAAGTTAGTTGCCATAATACGGGCAACCCTAATAAATGTTGCATGTTTTTTGTTAGTGGTTAATGCAGTTATACGAGCAGTTGCATAACGATGAAATACTGATACTTTGCCTTCAAATGCAAGATTAGATACAAGTGCACGAGCAACTTTTGTAAACTTTGCCTTTTTTGTAACATTTGCTAGATTACTAACAGTTGCCACACTTTTTCTATTAAATTTAAACAATTTAGTAACATTGGTTAAATTTGTAAATATGACTCTAACGTTTGTAAATCTAGATTTTTTAGTATTTGCTAAACTTATACTTATAGCAACAGCTAGCCGTTTATGGTAAGCAAGTCTTATGTCTTTAGCAAGGTTGATTGCGATTGTTTTAGCAACTCTGGAGAATTGGTTTACTCTGCGTGGTAAGATCAAAGATGCTGAAGTAGCTAGTGCTGTTCGTATACCAGCAAAGGTTTTATTAGATGATGCCATAACTACAAAAGTAATTACTGCATATTTAAATTCGTTGTATGGCCCCATGTGAAGAAAGCCACCTCGATAACCTTCGTATACAGGGGCGTGAGTGTTCCCACTATAATATCCACGTGTGTAATAAGCCATAATTTACCTTTAACTTATTCTTGTAATCTTTGCAGCACCGTTGTAAAGAGGCGTAGCTGACTGAGATATACCAGTATTTGTTGCACTACTTGCAACATAAGATCCACCTCCACCAGCAGTAGCAGCGTTTGACCAGTGACCAGGAGCTCCACCTGAGTAACCTCCTCCTCCTCCTCCTCCACCCCAATAGCCTCCACCACCACCAAAACCACCAACACCTGAGTATTGTTCAAAACCACCAACACCACCAACAGATATAGCAGTAGGATTAACTCCTCCTAGGGCACCAGCAGCAGGCCCAGTTGTAATTCCTGCACCACCCATACCAGATGCACCATCTGGTGTAGATGATGAACCATTACCACCAGTACCACCAGCATAAGCATAATCGTTGGGTGTACCACCTGAAGTTCCTGTTTGACCATTGGCTAGTGGATAAGAAACACCACCATAATTGCCTACACCTCCACCACCACCGGCAGCTATAAGACAGGTTGCAATACTAAAAACACTACTACTACTAAATACAAAAGTTCCACCACCACCGGCTGCTGCTTGACTGTCATTTACTCCTTGTCCACCTTTTTGACCAATTACAAATGTTAATATTTGACCCTGGGTTAAGGAAAATGTTCCACTAGCAACAGCGCCAACGGCTGCTGTTAATGTACTATAACTACCACCACTAGCTCCAGAACATACTATTGCATAACTTCCAGTAGCAGGGACAGTCCATTGCTGATAACCTTGATAACTACTCATATTAAAATATGCAGTGTTAGTAATCCAGGGCCAAGTAACAGAACTATAAGTAGCAACAACTTGTGAAAGTGTAGGCCCAGTCCTTACACCTTGATCAGTAACAACACCGTTGGTACCACCAACTCCACCTGTATTGAATGGGAATGTTGTCCCAACTGGGAAAGCATATAGTGGTGGCACACCACCACCACCAAAACCTAATCCTTTTAGACTGGCATTTGCAACACCTGATATGATAGGCATATTAGAATTTATTGAGCCCTAGGAGTAGAGTGTAGACTCCGGAAGCAGTACACATTGCTGTAAAAGTATAGACATCTAGTTCACTAGTATCTGCAGCGCTCCAAGCGGTACCACCCTGATAGTAAGTGGTAATATTGTTGTTAACTGCTTTATGAGCTGGAAGAGCGCTACTAGAGGCTCCTGCCTGAACTCCATTGATAGTTATATTACTAGGAAGATATGCTGTACTACCATTTAGCACTGTAATTGCAAAAGTTATTGATTGACCAGCAACTGTAGGGCAGTTCTGTAAGTTAACTGTCCATGTTGCAGTAGGAGTGGCAGCAGTTGCCATATAAAGTGTTGCTTGATTACCATTCATTGTAGCCGGAGTAGAGGCTGACAATGCACTACCAAAAACACCAAATTTTTCAATTGCACCTTGAAGTGTAGGTGAAGTCAACTGTACTGGTACAGTAAATATAGCGGCATATGCACTTACAGCAAATGCAGGAGCAGCTGTAGCTCCTTGTGCACCTGCAGGCCACATTTGGTATTCGATTCCGCTAGTAGTATTAGCGCTATATGTACTACCAACTCTGCCTTCTGCTCTAAAGTCTGCTGGAACAAGATAATTTTGAGGTAGAGATCCATAGTCAACTAGTGGAATACTAGGATTACTAACTAGAATTCCATTAAGTCCATTTCTATTTTGAATCTGCAATTGTGTAGTACCAAACTGATCTCCAGTTTGTTGCAGTACTAAGGCAGTACCAGGTGTAGTTATAGATCCACTTAGTACTAAAGACCCAACTGTCCCTTTCACAGTTAAGCCACCACTTATAGTTAGACTACCATTAATACTTTCATTACCATTAACTATAAGCCCACTGGTAGTGGTAGTTCCATTAACTACAAGTCCACTAGCAACAACATTGTTTATAATAAGTGGGTCAGAATTTCCACCCTGCTGAATTCTACTTAATGGCACAATGGGCCTTTCTTAAGCTTGAGGCTCTACCCATGAAACACGAGCAAGTATGTTTACTGGAACAACTCCCACATTTTGAGCAACCAATGTTAGGGTATCTGGACCGTCTGGATAAATACCTGTATTTGGGAATCCAGTTCCTCCACCACTTAGAATTGAGTTACCTAGATCTCTAACTTTGGATACATCTACTTCTTGAGTAGTACTTACAAAGAATCCTGCAGTAGCTTCACCACCAAATAAACCGCTTGCAGTTGTAACTCCATTTGTTACAGATGAATAGTCAGCAATTTGACTCAATGATGAATTTGGAGTATTGACATTGCTTACTGCATTTACCCATGCTGGAATTGTACCGCCTGATATTAGAACTGGAGTTGCGTTTAGGTAAGCTTTAATCAATACGTTACCACCACCAACGTTAAGTGAAGGTGCACCAGAAGCAGTAACAGCAACGTCTAGTGTTTGAAGTTGTAGCTGAACACGGTTAGTAAGTTCGTGAGAACCAAGCAATGAACTAATTTGACTGTTGTCAACACTTGGTGCAAGTCTAATAGACATTAGTGCTTTTGTCTGACCAGATGCTAGGGTAATTGGTAATGTTTGACCATAAGTAAAAAGCAAATTTTTGTCTTGGTCAAATCCACCGTCCATAGTAACTGCTGTTCCCCAGTGGCTAAACAAAGGACTATGTGATGGAGTAGCCAGTTCAACTATTGTTGGACTAGTAGAGCTGAAAGTGAAATTTGATGCAGGTAAACCCATCTGTTGGAAAACGACTGTTGGGTTTGAAGTACCATAGTAGGCGTTACTAAAGTTAATTCCACTACCCACAATGCTACTAACATAAGTATTATCTGGGAAACCGGAAGGCACTACTCTCATACCAACTTGAACTCCAGAAATAGTTGAAGATGAAAAACCAACTGTTTGACCTGAAGCCATTGTAAGTGCAAGGTAAGTTCCTGAAGTAGTAGTTGTTGCAACTCCTCTAGTTAAACCAGAAAATCCACTAGTAGTAACGGCAGTATAGTTAACATATTCTGTACCAACAGCATAGTTTCTAATCAAAAGGGTACCTGATGCAGGGAATGCACTAGTTCCAGCTGCGTTCAATGTACTTGTAGTTTGAAGAGTTGTATCTGTAGACAATACACTACTTGTTGTAGTTACTAATGGTGGCAAATTACTTGTCTCATAACGTCCAGGTAAGTTACCAGATCTCATATAAGCAACGGTGTTGATATTATTATTGGCTAATTTATGACAAAATTGAATTTGTCCATCTGTAGTTCTTATACCCCAACGAATAAAACCTGATCCATACCAAGAGTAGTCTACGTACCACATTTGCATTTTAGTGTAGTCTATTGTATAACCACTAGGACCAGTTCCGTCTAAACGATCAATATTCCATTGATTTTGTGGGATTACAGTATCAACAGTTGCAGTCATAGTGACATAACTAGCAGTAATTCCACGATAAGCTGGACTAATGTTAATCTGAGTGTCACTGATGATATCTGTTACTCTGTAACTAAGACCACGAATTACAATGTATTGACCAGGGGTAAGTTGTTTGCTAAAAATTGTTGGGAAATTACTGTCTGTTTGAGTAAGGATTGTGCTACCTTGGGTTGCAGTCACACGACCGGATAATTGTTTTGTAGAACTTCTCAATACAGCATAAAGTTGCTGTCCATCAAAGTCAAAGAAAATACCATTTTCTTGGCTAAACAATCCCATTCTTTGATTGGAACCATACCAACCATTAACTGTAACTGCAAATACACCTGGGGAGTCTGTAGGGCTAGTGTTACCTAATGTAGTGGTTGCTAGCACTGTAAATTGTGTAGCATTCAATATAGTATTTATTAGATAATTTCCATTATATCCACTAGTTGCAACACCAGCAATATTAATTGAAAGTCCAGGAGTCAAATTGTGTTGCTCTCTAGTTTGGATTGTAATAGTTGAACCAATTGCTGTACCATTTGAAGTTAGAGAATCAACAATGAAAGAAGTTTTTAGAATTGTACCAGTAGCCATTTCTAGACCCTTACCGGATTGGTAGTGGAAGTTTCTACGAGTTTGTCTAATTGAAGACTGTAGGTTTGACAATGATTGACTACCAAACAATACACCACCATCAAATGGACGTTGTGCAAACATTGATTGATTACGTGCATAAACAGACGCTGATGTAGCCGTAATTGCACCACTAGAGATGGTACCACTAGGTACAAAGTAGGTAAATCCACTAGCACTTGTAATTCCTGTTACAAAGAAATTTCCGTTGACAGCTGCTGTAGCTGTTCCGGTTATAGCGATTTCATTTCCAAGGTGTAGGGTGTGAGGCACGGTAGTTGTAACAGAAATAAGATTTCCACTTGCTACCACTGTTGGAGCACCACCAATTGCAGCATTCGTATAGTACTGTTGTTGCCAAACTTGTGTTTTATAAGGGTCAAAAATACTAGTTAATGCATTAGATGTATTAACAGCTTTGGCACTGTAAGTAAATCCACTAGTGGTAACTGATTCAATAACAAAATTACCATTTGCTGACATAAATTGAGAATCTTGGACACTAATTGGTTGACCAGCAACATAACCGTGTGCACCCGATGTAGTTACAGTGACTGTTTTACTACCAATTGGGATAGAAATACTAGCAACAGTAGCAAGAGAATTAGTGGGTTGACTAATTGGTGGATAGAGGTTGTACGCAGCAGGGTGCCAATTAGTTGCTCCTATTGCTTCCCACTTTGAAGTCTGGTTACCATACTCAAAGTCGGTGTCAATAAGTGATTGTGGAGTACTTACACGGAATTTTCCAACCGGGTCATAAAGTTCTTCTACTGGTTGAAACTTTTCAGCGTATTCATCAATAACAATTGAAAGTTTGTCTGTAGAACTCATTGAAGAAGTATTGTATGAGAATACAATTGTGGTACTGCCTGTTGCACCGCTTACAGTAGCAGAATAACTAGTAGCAAGTCGTGAAGGGTCAGA